ATTCTTTTGTTGAAGTATATTTGTAAACTACAGGTTCATTTGTCATCTTTATTCTCCTTTAAGATGACACGCAGAATGTTTATAGTGGGAATGAGTGTCATAGACCACTTATAAAAACCCGCCAATGGTTATGATGCCAAATCTATACATGTCGTATCTGCATCCTACTCTATCTAGCACGGCTTTTACTATATTTACCATCTTTATACTATTTCCACAAATAATTGTCAAGGGAAATTTATCCTGATTCAATAAAACAAAGTTTTCCAAAAGCATGTCCACATCTTCATGTTTTATGCCATGTAAGTCTAGTTTCATTTAAATACTTCTTCTACTAATGGATAAGCATATAGACCATATGTTACTCTGTATTGTTTATTGTTATGGTTGTAAAAATATGTGTGGGTTCTTTGATTGTTAGAGTCAGTATAATGACCTACTAACTTGAGGACGATTAACATTTGGTCTGCCTCCTCACCCTCAAGTTCACGCACCTCTGGTCCATGAATTTTACGCAACCATTCGCGCAACTTTTCAGGAGGCCATGTAAGACGCTCCTCAGTTTGTTTCTTCATTGCTTCTATAAGCTCTAAATGTCGGTTACTACTCACATCCACCTCAACTTAAACCAAAGATAGTCTCGTTCATATCTAAATTTAAAATATAAATCGTTACCACCATAGCACCATCTACAATGTTTTTGCCATTTGCCTATATTAGCTGTTATCCAACAAATACAATCTTCCATAGTAGTTACAGATATTCTAGGATCGTCACGATGTAATATTATTTCATACCACCCTGGATTGGTTTGTTCCCATCCACGATCATAGTCATAATAGTTCAATTCCACCTCAACTTAAACCAAAAGGCATCTTCTTCGCTTTGAAATCTTATGCCATATCGACCGTCTTCGCTATGCCCTATAGACCATCTTTGTGTGTCAGGTAGTGGGGGATTGGGCATTTCCTGGTCTAACCATTCCCCTGCTTCTATCAGTGTTTTAAAGGGTACCTCAATGTCTATGCTCATGACCACCTCAACATGAACCAGGCGTAATCACTTTCTTCTTTGAAAGCAAAAAACATAATATCTTCGCCAAGTATACCATCTAACTCAAAGTTATCTTGAGTGTCATAACTGCCGCGATGCCAATCATTGCGCCACTTACCCGTACAATTCTTTTCACACCATTCTACCATCTTGTCACTTTGATAATGGTATGGAATTAATTTGGTCATACCTGAGTAGAGCCGATCAGTTGGTTCGAGTGAGAATAAATGCGGATATCCATGATAGTATGTGTGGGCCCATCTTGCCATAGGTCCTACATCACTATCATATCTGCGCTCATACTCACGCCAGGTTTTACAACCATGCGTTTCTAGAAACCTTTTTTCTTTGTATCCCTTATATCGCTGCTTAAGAGAGGAAATAATATTCATGACCATTTCAACTTAAACCACATTTCTTCTGCTTCGGATTCAAACTTTAAGCGGTACTTAAAGCACATTTTATCAGGGTTATAATATTCTTCAAGTTTATAATTACCCGGAAACTGTTTCTGTATCTGTTCCATGATGTAACGCTGACGCTTTTCATAGGCATCGGCCTCACGGAACCAACCGTTTGGAGTTCGCATTTTATCAAGAAGTTCTTCAACGGTCATTGTGAATTCCGTTAACACTTGCCCATTCTTGCGATGCTAAGAAACTCTGCTCTTGCTGCTGGATCAGTCTTGAACCCTCCGCCAAGCTTGCAAGTTACGGTGCTTGAACCAGTGTCCTCAACACCTCGACTAGCCACACAATAATGCTTTGCATCAATCATAACCGCAACATCATCGGTTTCAAGAATATAGCAAAGAGCATGAAATACCTGCTCAGTCAACCGTTCCTGAATCTGAGGACGCTTTGCAAAGTATTCAACGATACGATTGATCTTTGAGAGACCAAGAACCTTCTTGTTTGGAACATAAGCAACAGTAGCCAGACCATCAATAACTACACCGTGATGTTCGCAGTTGCTCATTACAATTACATTGCGCTCTACAACCATTTCATCATATTGCATCTTGTTGTCAACGGTTGTGCATTTGGGAAAGTTTTCTTCCTTAAGACCGAAGTATATTTCATTGACATACATTTTTGCCATTCTGTTCGGTGTTTCAGCAAGACTATCATCTGTCATATCCATGCCCAGCGTTTTCCAAATAGTCATGAATGCTTCTTCAATAACATCAATTTTTTTCTTGTTTTCTATTTCTAATGCAGAATCTACGATAGGCGTTTCAACGCCCTTAGAAATTAGGTATTCTCGGATCTTTTTACCAAGCTTGGGGTCTGTTTTTGTCTTATCAAAACTCATAATGTTTCTCCTTACTCATACTAGTTTATGATTAATAAAAGTATCTTTGGTGCTGTTCCAAACTAATCCGTATTGATACTTCTGATTGGGGAAGTTATCTATATCAGAATCAGTGCGGTATTTGCCTTTTAGTTCCCCCTCAAATATAATTCTTTTACCTAAGGGTTTGTATTTTCTTCCATAGACTATATTATAGTCTAATGATTTGAGATTGTCAATTTCTTCGGGTGATAAAAACTTTTCTTCGTCGTTTACTATACACCATCTTTTTCCTTTAACAGCAGATTTACCGTACATACCATTTATAGTGCCATGTCTAGCTTTGCGTTGCTGGGTTCCCACTCTAGTAGGGATGATTGAGGTGTTGATTATGTTGCCGGCGCCGAATATTTCAATGAACAGTTCTAGCTGGTCTTGCTTAAGTATAGCGTGTTCGCCTAGCAGTTTATTATACACTGTTATGGTGTTTTTTCTAGGATTGTTGAATTGCTTTTTCTTTGTTGATCTAGTCTCGCTAGATGTCCAGGATGAGGTTCGGATGTTTGTCAACCCATGTGTTACTTTAAGCTGCTTAATGAGGGTTTGTTCAACTCGCACAGCATCGTCTTCGGTTAAACATTCAGCAAGTTTAATTATTATTGGTTGCATGCCAGTGTTTACTATTTCTCGTATAGTATTAAGTTTGTGACTGTTTTTGAATTTTCGGGTGGGCCTGGCGTCTTTGAGATGGTCATATAGGCGACCATCCTTACCTTTTCCTATATAAAAAGGTTTGTATAAAAAAGAAAGAGTATCAGTTGAGAATCTACCCGGTACTAATGGGTTAAGGTAGGCGTAAACATAATATTGTTGCATATAAGTTCCTAACTCCTTATATTGGTTTATCATATGCGCTAGGATCTATCATACCCTAACAGTATTATTTATCACTCACTACACAAAGACTCTATTAAACTGATTATTTACCCGAACGAACGTAGTACATTTACTCAAGTGCTTAAGTTCGGAAGCTCCGGTATACGTACACGCACTTCTTAAACCACCAAGAATATCTAATACAGTCTTTTCAACTGGACCCTTATACGGAATCTCTACTGTACGACCTTCACTGCTACGATACTCAGCAACTCCACCATAATGCTTCTTCATAGCAGTGTCACTACTCATACCATAAAACTGCACAAACTTTTTCTCTTCGTCTACATATGCAGTTTTACCGTTTTCCATAACGTAGTATTGATTGGTTTGAAAATACTTAGTAATAATCTCGCCACCGCCTTCATCGTGACCGGCTAACAGTCCGCCCAACATAACGAAATCGGCTCCAGCACCAAAGGCTTTGGCCACATCACCAGGACAAGTACAGCCACCATCAGCAATAATATGGCCTCCAAGGCCATGTGCAGCATCCGCGCACTCGATGATGGCCGATAGCTGGGGATAACCAACACCAGTCTGTATACGAGTAGTACACATGCTGCCAGGACCGATGCCCACTTTAACAATGTCTGCTCCACGTAAAATTAACTCCTGTGTCATATCTGCGGTAACAACGTTACCTGCAATAATTGTATGTGTTGGATATTTCTCACGAACCTTAGTTACAAACTGACCAAAATATTCACTATACCCATTTGCTACATCAATGCAGATATATTGAAATGGATAATTATTCAATAGCTCTTGTAGCTTAGCAAAATCACTATCACTTGTTCCGGTACTAACAGCAACATGACTGAAATCTACATTGCCGTCATATTCTTCTAGTCCAGCAGATGTGTAAGTCTTAACTAAACAAGTGAACATAGAATGAGTGCCAAGTTCTTTTGCCATAGCTAAAGTACCTACGCCATCCATGTTAGCGGCCATGATGGGAACCCCTGTATATTCTTTACTGCTATGCTTAAACTTATAGTGCCTGACTAAATCAACTTGCTTACGGCTTGATAATGTGCTGCGTTTTGGACGAATTAACACATCACTAAAGTCTAGTTTTATGCTATCTTCAATGTTCACTGTAATGTAGCTCCTGCAGGGGTAACTAAAGGAAGAACTTGATTTCTAGATTCACTGATTTTATCAACCATACTATTATATCCATCTTCGTCTAGCATAGTCTTATACATGCTCAACGCTTGAACAACTAATAGTGCTGCAATTACTAATGGATCATGTCCTTCCATTACTTTCATCGCATGAAACTCTACATAGTCATTATATAACGAATGGTCTGACATTAAAAATCTTCTTCATCACTTACTATTGAATTAGAAATAGCAAACACTTTTCTAGTATTTTGTGAGTTATCATACGAAACTATAAGTTCATTTGTATGTTCATCAAACATAACCATTAATTTTTTACCTTCACCCACAATAGGTAGTACGTCCATTGTAATTCTTAGACAAGTATCTTCACTGCCGGTTTCATATTGATACCTGATCATAGCGTCTCTAACTTGTTCATCAATAGTTTTAATAAGCATTAGTACTTTGCCTCACGAGTATGCTTGCGATAGTCAACACCATCACGATTGTATTGCTCACCTTTACCCTCAAGAATGTCACAGATACGATCAATTGTACCGTCGTTCCAATCACTGATCTTGCCCATGTTAGGGTGAGCCTTCTTCAATAGGTTGTCTAACTTGCTCACTGCGTCATTAATAGACCAAGGAATATAAAGTCGTTCGCTATCGTTTGCAAAAGTCTCAGGGAAGCTACGATATGCAGGATAAAGAACATTACAACCAAGTGCATCTGCTTCGCTAACAGTATTACTAGTCCAGTCTTGTAATGCACAGTTGAACACAACACGACTATCATTCACAATTTCATAGTAACGGTTCTTGTCAAGATTATCATAGATAACAAGCTTGCCACCTTCAACCATCTTACGAGTGCGAGCCATGTAGCTATCGTTGTTTGACTTCAATTCGCCACCTGAACAGACAACAAACTCAACATCTTTGCTAGGATAACGCTCACGCCAAGCTTCAATAACATCCATGTAGAAATCAGGCTGCTTCTCTTGGTCCCATCGTGCTGAGAATACAACACGTAAACGACGATCATTAAAGTTCTTAATCTTTCCGCCAACACGTTCAATGACTTCGTTCTTACCAAAAGCAAGACCTGAGATATTGTAAATCGGGGTGTCCCAGCCAGCAATTCGCATGTGTGCAACCATTTCTTCGTTAGTTGCAAGAACACCTGTAACGCTAGAACATACCATCTGTTCATATGCTCTCATCCAACGATCCATGCCCCATACATGAACAAAATCATCGGGGTCAATCGTCTGTGCGAGACAGCGAACATAGATACGAGGCCACATATGTTCGGGAAGCTGATCAATGATATAAGGCAGACTTTCAAAGCCCGGCTGAAACATATCTTCAAAATAGATAACGTCTTCGCTAGTGACTTCACCCTGTTGCATCATCTTAACAAGATTCATCATCTGGCTCATACCAAAGTATGAACGACCATGCGCGTCAAGAACCTGACCTACGCTAATTCGCTGACTGTTATCAAGTGTTTCTCCCGGAACATAAACGACATCAATTCCCCGTCGTTCAAACACTCTACGGTTCCACTCTGTAAGTTGTAGGGTGTATCTTGCTTGGTAAGATTCCAGCCCCAGATAAAATAGTTTTCTCATATATTCCTCTATTGGTTTAGGGGTCTTGCGACCCCTAAACTTAATTACTAGCAGCTTCTTCCTTGAATCTTGCTAGATCAATTTCCCACTGGTTCTTTACTGGCTTGCCAGCAACAAACTTCTGAAACTGACGGTATACATAACTCTTCTGATTGTATAGCTCAGCTTCGTTAAACCTATATCCATGATCACGGCAAAACATGCGATAACTATCAAGATCGTTAAAAACCTGATTGATATGGGTCTTAGTGGTATTATTTGCCATTATATACTCCTTAGATGGCTAGTGGTTAAAAGTTGTTATAGTAAATTGTGGCACCGTTCTCACCGTCTTCTGATACGGTGATTTCAATATCACGATTGGGGTAGCGATTCGCTATATACATATATAGTTCATCGCTAATCATTTCGCAAGACTTATGGTCAAGTTTCATCACTTCATCACGGAAGCTATTCTGTAGCCAACGCTTGAACTGAATAAACTCAATATCACGGTCATTGTGAAAGACCTCTATCGCCACCTTAAAATGAAAAATGTGACGATGGGGGTAACCTAGGAAACTAACATCATATTCGTCATTAGTTGCCAAACTTGGATCAGTGTCTGCACCAGGATACATGTGGATACCTTCTTGCTGAAAAGTAACCCAGATCATGCGCTTGGCCTGGTCACTGATACGAACAAACTTATCATTCAACGCTTGGTTCTGATTCTCAATAGTCATAATTATCCATATTCAAACGAAACTGGTCGTTGTAGATATTTCTGCGTCTCTCAATAATCTCTTCTAGCACACTGTTACACTGTTTGTCAATTTCATAGGTGTCCTTTCCCGCACTCCTACTTATAGCAGCCTGTTCAGTGAGAGTGTTAAATAAGTTTTCTAAACGCTTGATTTCAGTCATCTAATAAATTCTCCATCATTGCATCGTCGCTATCTACGATTTCTTCATCATATTCAATTTCAATTTCTTCAAACCCGAAAAGATCATTGAAGGTTGTGTCACTATTAATAGCTCGTTTGCCACTAAATCCTTGACCAGCTTTCATTTGTGTCCAAAAGCCGCTGTAATATTCTAGTAATTCTAAGCTCTTTTGCCTATCGTTAAAACTAAAAATCTCGTCAATAATTTTACCAAAGCTTAAATGACCTAATTTGTCAACGATCATAGCAGGAACTACACCCTGATCATATTTGCGATTGCCTTCTTGAACAGCCCAAATATGCTGATAGACATTATGTGCTTGAATCAATGTATAGCTAAGAGTGTCCCAACTAGTCTTAGTTTCGCGCCCTTGATTGTTCAAGAATCCCTGACCACGATAACATAAGTCCTTCATTACAAGTCTGTCAGTAATAGGACTGTCGGTGAAAGTCTTATGTATACCATCTTGAAGTAAAGCAACACTTAGTTTTCTGGTATCGGTTGCATACTTTTTATCCTCGGCAGTCTTATCCATACTATAAGTCCACTTCTTGCGGTTGTCATGCCCAACATAAGTATAGGCAAGACCCTTTGCCGCACCGAAGAATGGGCTAGCGCAGTCAAAAGTAATTTTGAACTTTGGGTTATGATATTTGCGAATTGCTCTTTGAATGTCGCTGAATAGCACTGCATATTCTAGAATGCTAGTACCCAGACAGTGAACAAGATCGTGCTTGCCTTCTTCTAAGAAGCCATCATGAATTATGTGAATAAGTCTCTTAAGCATCAAGTGAATGTCAATTTTGTTTTGACCACCAAAAGCCCAACCATTGAAGGCACGATCACCATAGATATTGGTATCGCAGTACTTTTTCATTTCTTCATACCATGCATCGCTCTGTCCATGATTACGACCCTGCAACACGTTTAAGAACTTGCAGCGACCATCACGATTATTGATGAAGTATTCGTTATTGATATGAGTTGCCTTAATAGCATCTTCAATAGTCTTAATACCGTGTGCTGATTTACCAGTCTTCTTATCCTTGATATGATAAGTTGTAAGACTCTGCGATGGAATATCAAGACACATTCCATAATCCATGTATTCATCCATCCAACGAAGAACCTCTGTTCTTTTCTTCATTGCGCGAGGGCAGTTGGGATCCTTCCAATCTGCTGGCCACTGACACTTAAGAATCTGGAATCCACCTGAGTCTCCTAGAAGAAAAGTACCTTCTTCTCTCTTGCGGATAATTGATTCGTTATGGTCATCCTTAGTAATGTCTAGGTTCGCGTGACCAGCAGAATACAAGCCCCACTTATATGTAAATAAGCCTTGCTTGCTATTGAAGAAATTCAAACATTCAACGTCACCGTTGAATCCTGCGGGGATTCTCGCTGAGTCAAAATAGTTTTCACCTTCACGCTGCTTACCTAAGCCGCTAATGAAGAAAGACGAGATTGCAGGCAGAAACAAAGCCCAATCAGGGTTGTGACTGTTTGAAAGATTAATTTGTTCCAACTTTAACTTCTTCTTTAATTAATGTTTGTACCATTTTGATCTTATCATCAAGTTCTTTCTTTTGATTGACAAGATCGGCAATAGATGGGTTAGACTTTGCTAACATTTCAAGTTCCATGTCTTCGCGCATTCTTTTGAGTGCCCAATCAAGTGCAGACTCAGCATCAGGCGTTAACCCAACACTAGCATGACTGGTATTAAGTTCCAGCCAAATGTTACCGTCATATACTTCTAACCGCTGTAGGCTAGTGTTATATCTAACATCGCCTACATTCATATATCCTGAACTAGTATTGATATATGTGGTCGCTGGGAATCCCCCGTTGACCATCATATATCTACCAGAACCGTTAACTGTTTTGATCATCACTTGCTCAATGCAGGAATCTTATATACCCACTTGCTAAGTCCACTGTCAATGTGAATTTCTGCAAGACCTTCTGCACTTAAGCGAATCTTCTTATCACCGGGGAGGTCAAGAATGGGCAAGAATAATTTTGATGGGTAAAGCCAGTTCTTAGACAACGTACCGGATACATTAGTCTGAAAAGTGAAGTTAGCGTTCTGTGTGCTAGGGTCACCAATATATACATTTAGATTACCGTTTTCAAGCTTAATCATAAAGTGTTCTTGGTCACTCAAAACCTGAAACTGCTTTTTCATACGAACGATACCATTCACTGATGGCTCAAACTCAACAGTAAATGTGGGCTTGATCTTCATCAAGACCTTACGATACTTTTCTTCAATCAATGCCTTAGCCATGAAGCGATATCTGTTGTTGAAGTCATCGTTTCCGGTATTAAATTCAATACCAGATACTACATCATTGCCGCCATCGCTCTTCTGATGCGACAATCCAATCTTAGCATGTTCGTCATATTCGTCAAAACCAAGAATAATCTTGAGCTTGCTGAGATTAGGCATACCAAAAGTAGCGTTTTCTCCAAAGAAGTTTGCATCATATCGTCCTTCTAGAATAAAACGGGGCTCCTGCGTAGTCTCGTGTGCAGTAACTTCTACACCTTCATCAGTGCTGTCAATTCTAACACTGTCAAATGTGCTAGTTACCGTGGCGTATTGTACTAAATCTAACAAAAAATCTTTCATGTTGTTTCCTTTGAATGTATTTAGGGGTTTATATTGTGTATAATATACGGATTTTAATCTATTGTCAATGTATTGATTAACCAAAACTGAATAAATCATCAAATGAACTATTAGTACTTGTTTTGGCTCTAATATCCCAATTAAGAACACCTAGCAAATTGTCTATCTTTTCATCTACCAGTGTTCTTTCCATTTCATTGTCATCAAACGGTAGATCAATAAACCATTTGGGCAAACGCAACTCGTCGGTTGGATATGCGATACTTGTATATCCCATTAAGTTGTTTCTCAGTTTGCAAACTACGACCTTCATACCGTCGGTGATACGCTGACTATAGTTGTCACCGTTCATTCTACGCAAACGATTGTAGTTCAATGCTGCGCGAACATGCCCGGGCATAGTCGTTTTACCATTGCGTTCTTCTAATTCACCATAGTATGTTAACTTGTTGACACTTCTAGGAGAACCTTTAGTCCAGCTATCTTGTTCTCCCAACCAAATCTTAAAATTTCTAATCTTTTCAATGATTTCATCTTTGTGTGCGCCAGCTAGCACTAACTCAAGCACTTCCATCAAAAAGTTCTGCACATACTTAGGCGTATCTGCTCGCTTAAGATCAAGACCCATGGCCTTAATCTCGCCCATCTTGTTACCGATGTCTTTGCGCTTGCCTTCTTTATCAAAAATGTTGATAGCATAGCGTTTTTTAGTAATGAACAGTGTTCTATCACCAATAAGTTCACGACCAGCTTTGATTACTTCGCCGTTCTTACGAGGACAATGAAATGCCTGCTCCATGAAAGAAGGAAAACTTAAGTTAACATGGTCTGCAATTGTATCATACAACTCAATACAAGTTTCCTTGTTCCACACTAATTCACCTTTGTCAATTTGATTTTTGATGATTGGATAAGCACTGAAATAGCAGCTATCAGTGTCACCATACACAATAGCAGAACCATCATGCTTGTATTCGTCTGCAATGATTTCATTGATTTTACTCATCATATGCTTAACGACTTGACGACCGCTTAACGTAACACTCTGACCGATACGCTTGTCATAGAACCGACAATGCTCATTAAGAAGCGCACCATATGCCGAGTTTAGCAGAATCTTACGAACCAATTGTCGTTTATCGTAATAGTCATACATGTCAGTTCCATAAGCTTCTTTGGCTTGCTTTTGGATACTTTTACGCTCTGTGTACCAGCGCGACAGTAGTCCTGGGATTACACCTTCTTTCTCATATGTAAATATAGTTCCGTTAGCACTTAAGATATATGGATTATGTCTATCAAAGATAAATTTCCATATCTCTGCTGCACTCATTTCTTCACTGCGACCATCTTCATAATCAATCGTTAAAATAGTGCCACGCTCTTGATTCATGATCGCAGTATATTCTAACGACCCAAACAGATTTTCCCAAAGAATAGCGCCAGTAACTGCATCAGCATCGTCACCGTTTTTCTTTTTACGCTTTTCTTTGGCAAGAGCTAAACTCTTGTCTCGCATATACTTGTCAGTAATCGTTTGACGAACCTGTCCTATGATAGTTTCTGGAGCCATGTTCAATGCGCGGATAGCAGAAGGATATAGACTGTTAATGTCAACTGCCCCTACCCATTCATGTATGCCCTTCTTTGGAACAGCAACATAGGCGCCAGCAGCCTGTTGTTCTTCGCTAGCAAATTTGTTTTTGCGCTTTTTATCAGGCACGATCATGTCACGGCTATGCGCTTCATTGTAGATAGCCATTTCAATCATTGCCACCGATCCCATGACAGTTGGCAACAATACAGTATTTTCGTGAGCTAGTGCGTTTGCAAGATCAAGAAACTTGAGCTTGTTGTGAATCTTGACCATCAGCATTGTATCCTGGCGATTGTACTCTACGAACTTCTTAAAGTCCTTGTTGTACAACTGATCAAGGCTACCTTCATATTGTGTTTTTCTTTCACCGACTTCCATTTCGCCAATTGCATCAAGGCTATAACTATGACGACTTTCATAGTTATACTTCTTGTACAACTGTAGATAGTCCATATGAATACGACCTACTAGATCGTAAGTCTGTTCTTCTTTACCGAATCTTTCATATGTGCGAGTCTTGGGAAGCTGACCAAGCAAACAGAATCTACGAGTGTCATTCTTACTCATTACACGAGTAACACGATTTACCATATAGGGAATATCGTAACCTTCACTGTTCCAACCTGTAAGAACATCCGCGTCCTCAATTAGATCAAAGAAAGTTTCAAACATTTCTATTTCGCTGCGAAACAGGAAAGTGTTTGGAAAGTCTTTGACTAGGTCTTGTGCCGTTTCGTCACTCATATGTTTGGGAGGAATTGCAAGTGTAATCAACTGATCAAGCCAATCGAGATATAACGATATGGCAGTAACTGGATTGAAGGGGTCATCAGTTGGACTAAAACCTCTTTCGGGGTCAAAGTCAACCTCGATGTCAAAAAAACAAGTATGCAGATTAGGAGATTCTGCTCCTAAGTAGTTGTCGCTTAAGCATCTGAATACAACTGGAACATCGCTTTCATACAATGTTTTCTTGCTATGAATGCGCTTTTCCTTTTCAAATTCGCTTTTCTTGCGAGTCGAAAACTTAGAGATTGGATCTCCGAATATGCTACGGAATTTGCCCTTATTGTCGCTGTAATAGAAGGTGTAGTTGGTAGCATATTCTTTGTAGTCGCGCTTACCTGCAGGGGTTCGCTCAACTACATAGATTTTATCTGCATTTGAATCTAGTACTGCGTCTACATAGGACATTAGTTAGTTTTACCCACAGTCTCCAAAATAGTGTTGAGTTCCTCATTTTCTTCGTTAGTTTCATTGAGGCGTTGCTTGTGTGCCACTTTAATGGCCTTTTTAAGAATTGAGGGCTTGATTTCCAATTCTTCTGCGATAGCCTTAATAGTATCATTAAGTCCTTCATTTAACGTATCAACTTCCTGTAATACGCTGATACCTTCATTGATCAATTGAGTAAGCTTTACTTTAGCTTCACTGTTAAAAGTTCGTGACATGGGTTCTCCTTATAAGTCTAATTAGTATAACAAAAAATGTAGAAAAGTCAAATACTTTGACATCCAAATCTTTATGGTTACCTATTTGTTCTATAAAGATAAATATACACATGAAACAAGAACTATGCAACACTTTTGGACTATTATGTGAAGCACTGGTACAAGAAGCCAGTGCAGCTATTAATATTCTACCCGATAGAGCCAAGCCACTAGTGCAATACTTACACAAAAATGTCCTATTGCCGCATGATATGAGTAACTTCAAAGAAGTGGATAAGTTTAACTTTCCAGCCATAAAAAAGAAAGCAACCGGATATTTTAGAGATAGTGAATCTAAGTTTTGGTTAATAGTACTGGGTACAAAAGGCGCGGCATGCATCAGTCCAAATAGCAGTGGATATTGGAAAACTGTAATATATAACAAAGAAGAGGGAATTGTAAAATCTAGTTTCGCTCGTATAGATGAGGCAATTCGAACAGTGAAATCTAAGATCGGATCATTGCAGCGTTATTATGAGGGCTATGGTAAGATAGTCAAGCAACGACCAAAACATGTACCAATTGGTAGTAAACCTGTTACTGTTGAAGATTTGATGCAAAGATTGCGTCCAACTTTTGCAAAGTCTATAGAAAAGGCAATTGCTGATATGAGAGGCATGGTTATTACTCAAATTAAAAACGATGCATACGAAAAAGTAAACAAAAAAATATCTAAGTTGGCAATATTGACCCAATTGTTAGAATTAGTTCAAGATAAGAGTTCATCTATTAGTTCAACCTCTTTGCTAGGAAAAGCTATAAACGCTGCATTATTAATGACCGCAAGTCAATATTATCCAGAAGAAACAGGAGATATTACACGCAACTATAGTGGAGATTTATCTCCTGATTACTATGAGGGTCTTAGTAAAGTATCATCAGATTTGGCCAAAGGCGACATGAAAAAACTTGCTACCGTACTTTACTATATGAGAAGAGAATTGATTGCACTATGATTATCAAAGATATTATCAACGAAGCTAACGCTTACAAAAAAGTAAATGAACCGCGATTGAAGAAAATGATTGCATTAGCAGTAATGCATGATGGCACTTTTCCGCGAAAAGCATTAGCTAGTTTGGGCAAAAATCCCAAAGATGATGATGTAGTAAAGCTTCTCAGTGATTTGATAGACAGAAGCCTAAGCAACACTAACTATGGTGACATAAGCAGAGACGGGAAATACGATCAATGGTTATTAAAGAAATATGCTGATGGTGCAATTGATTATGAAGATTTAACTGGCGAAGGCGCTGATGCATTAGGTGCGTTTAAGACATTAAGTATCAGAGGACTGTTAAATCCGCAGCATCAGGATATTAACAAAATAAGAACTATTAGGCAACTTGTTAGTCTACTGGCCAGTAATAGTTATGCTCCTATACTTCGTAGATTAAAAGATGAAGAAAAAATCAAACAACTCAAAAAAGATAAAAAAGATATTGTTCTCATTGATGATGATAGATTCTATGTAGCTATTCCATTAAATTATGGAGCATGTTATGTTTTTAATAATGAAGTAGGAATACAAGCAAGTTTCTGTACAGGATCGAGTTCAACAAATTGGTTTTACCGTTATGCCGCGGACGGTCCCATGATTGATGTACTTGATAAGAAAAACATAGATAATGTGTTTGGCAAGTGGCAGATTCATGCGCCAACAAATCAAATAAAAGATGCCAAACAAGACTATAACAGCACTGATTCAAACTTCGCAAAACTATTTCCAGGATTGTTAAAAAGAATATGTGATGCTATGAACCAAAAGAAGGTGTTAATCAACGAACTAAGCAGTCAAATGGTCAATCCAGATAGACCAAATGTTCCAATGGTACCTAGTGGATACGATGTGGATGTGGCGATTACCCAGATAAAAAATAAATTCCCATTAAGTTACGAAAGTAAAGCAACTGCAAGCTAGGATAAATCAGTTGTTCGGGTAATTACTGAAATATATAGTGGTGCTTTTCACCATAAATCTTGATGTATTTTCCTGCAACCATGTCTGCCATCGCTTCAATGGGGCTCCCGGGATAGCTATCTCCCGGCTTAATCATACCTAGCTCGCTTTGACGACAATGTACGATTTCATGAAACACTGTGCGTAGTATGTCTACTAGATTGCGATTCTTTGCATAAACCCAAATAGTATCACTGCCATCAGTGTGGCTACCTGTGTGATGATTATCTTGTGCATCTTGCGTGTCATAGCTCAATTCAATTTTGATAGGATTTTTAAGGTGTACACGACGGCTGGCCCACGCAGCAAACTTTTGAACTTCTTTTTCAATATCCAACTTCTTGGATATGTCTTCGTTTATGATATCATTGATTAGCATGTATATATTTATCAAATCTTAAGCATATATGCTATCTCAGGCGGAATCCATGGCTCTTTCATTTTCTCTGGATTCCAAACAATAGCTGCGATGTTACCGTTGATAAATGATTCTGGATTTCCCAAATAGTCTAAGCATAATACTTCACATGATTCGGGAAGTGTTTTAATACAATATTTATGGTTACTATTAACTTCCCTTACTTCTCTATGATAAAAGATGGGATGGTCCATACTATCATGATTGTTGATAGTGTCAATAGTTCCACCTATAAACTCGGTTATAGTAAAGGCACCGTTCTCTATCCCAACTACTGGCTTATTTCTTTCAATCATTTTTTTAGCAAGTTCTAATTCAACTGATTTGCGCAACTCAGAAACTTCGCCGCCAGTAAGAATCAGTGAATCTAAATCGGTAGCCATAAGATTAAAATCTTGGTTAAGCGTGTTTGGAATAAAAAACAGACTATGCCCAGTTAATGTTTCATACCATCCATGCGCAGTGGCATCGTGCATAATACCATTTAGATTTATAATAGACTGACTTAATCCGATTTTCATATTGATATTTAGCAAAAATGAGAGTGATGGTTTCCCATCACTCTCACTAAATGGTAAAATTTAATAGTATATATTAGAAGCGTAGACCAATGCCTACGAGTCCACCATTTGTCTTCACCGCACCATAGTCTGCGTGACGATATTCAACCTTAGTATAGAAAGGCCCAACAATGTTGGCTTCTACGCCTGCACCAAGACGAAGACCTTCATACTTGTGATCAACAGCCTGCTTCCAGTTTGCATAGCCTGCGCTACCGTAAACTAGAACATTCTTGGTAACAATGTACCCAAGACGACCACCAACTGCAATATTACGGCGATCAAAAACATTGTCTACACCAGCCTGAACACCGGCGACAACACGACCAAGCTGTAGATCATAGCCAGCATTGGCTCCATATTCAACATTCTTAGTGCTAACACCGCGGGTAGCATCGGCAGCGCCTGCGGTTACTTCAAGGCGTGGACCAGAAAAGTCACGAGCCATTGCAGGGGTAGCAAACATTGATACAGTAGCAATAACTGCTAGAATTAACTTCTTCATATAATAATTTCCTCTTTCATTACCACACTAGATTTCTCCAGTGTCAAAAGTAATTTATCATTGAAATAGTCAATAGTCAAGTTTATTTTTACCCGAACGATATATCCCGTCCCAAGTGCGTGTATTAGTGCGCAATATATTCTTTATTCTTCGTGACATCATTTTATAATAGTCTTTTAGTTTACCTTCCCAAACATAGGTCATTGCGCTTGCCATGCTATACGCTCTACCAAATTCATTATTACGATATGCATCTAAGAACTTGTTGTGTGCTATCTCGCTTGTTTCATCAAATTTTTCTAAAACCGTGTATATGTTTATAGGTTCCTTTTTATCACTGAGTTGTATTATATCAAGCTCAGCAATTTGGTATTTGTCTTTTACGTATTGGGCAGTGTTCGGCCCAATGATAATCTTGACGCTATACGTTTTTGATTGGCTTTCCAGATTAGATGCAATATCAACGCCGTCCCCCATACAGGTGTAATTAAAACGGCGGCCACTACCCATGTCACCAACGATGACAGTATCAGTATTGATACCGATGCCCATGCCAAATGCAGGGATGCCCTCTTTAAAAATTTCTGCATTAAACTTCTCCAGTGCTTTTGTCATTTGCAATGCAGATTTAACTGCATCTATTGCATGTTGACTATTAGGTACAGGTGCATTCCAAAAAGCCATATGCGAATGCCCCACATGTTTAGTGAGTGTTCCATTGTTTTCTAAGATTATCTTACTCATAATATTCATATACCTGTTCATTACTTTAGTAATTTCATAGGCATTTTTACCATAATATTCATTAATATTATCAAATCCATACATATCAACGAATAGAACAGTCAATTCAACTATATCCCCGTCAAGCTTCAATAGAGTTGGATTTTTTTGTAGTATAGTTATGGAGGCAGTATTCAAATAGTTACTAAACTTTTTATATATCTGATGATTTTTAAAAAATCTATATACACTAACCATACCGCGATAGCCAACATATATAGTAGTTGTGATCGGAATTGCTATATGTGTTATAGGGTATAGTAAAGATTGCAAGGTTAAATATCCACAAAAAAGCGAAGGTTTTACCCTTCGCTTTTATTTAACTCAATTTTATTAAAAGGCTAATGCGCAGTTATTAGCGATAGATGCTCTTAGGAGCCTTAGCACGACTCTTCATAGTTCTGAGAGCATTCTTGAAATCTTCAACGCTCTGCAACGCCTTGCGCTGCACATCTTCACGTTCAAACGGCTTAAGATCGTCGTAGGCATTCAAGAACTCAGCGATAAGACTAAGGGGGATGCTAACCTTGTCACCATCCTTGAAGATGATAGGGCTGCGGCCGCCGTTGTCAATAGCCTTCTTGAACTGCATAACCAAGTGAGGAACGCGATCACTATCAGGATCGTCTACAATTTCGTTCTCTTCATTATCCCAATCGGAGTTGTTATGCTTGTTTTCCTTAAGAATGTCTGCGATCTTCATGCTATATTTCCTTTATGTTATTTATCGTTTGTAACTCAAATTAGAACCGATCGGACTTGAACCAATTGAGAACATTCTCCTTGCGCTTGTCAAAAAACACTACATCCATGCCATGCCTGGCATTAAACAATTTGCCCTGCCAGGCGTAACCACCTGCGTTCTTGGGGCGATACTTCCAAGCAAGTTCACCGACAATCTTACCATTCTTCTTCACTGCAAAAGTATGAAACTTTTCGTTAGGAAGATCGGCAAAACCGTTAAGAACCTTTGCGATAGTCCACTTGACTTCAATCTTGTGAGGGCGAGTAACCTGCTCGTCAATATAAACAGTGCGACCATCTTCGGTCTTGATGATGATATCCTGAATGATTTCTTCGGGATCGTTAGTGCGAGCAACGAAGGTGCCGATCACCTTAACTTCATCGCCTTCACTGTTGTATTCAAGACCTTCGACAAGATCACCAACCTGAAACATGATAAGCTCCTCGCTCTTGCTACTCTCTCGTTATATCAAAGTTAGATGCCATTGTCAACCACTTTTTTTGATTGGCTCAAAAATTCCTTCGGTTCCATTTGTGACAATCTTGTTTCCCGGCTGATTGATCATGCCTACCTGCATATGGTGAACGATTTCAGAGTTTAAATCTCTAGCACGGATTTCACCATATGGGAACAAGTGAACTTCTACTGGGTCATCGCCTTCTATCTCAAAGATAGCCATCATGCGATTTCTACCTTCATGCCCGACAACTTTAGGATAATCAGCAAAGTTGTCATTGAAATATCCATGTGGGATATCTACTAACAAATAAGGTGAACCCAAGCTTCCACCATTTTGCATATACTGCATGATATATTTTTTTGAGGGAGGGTCGCTAAGCGGGAATGCTAGTTTCAGGAATATACTAGGGCGCATTAATACGCGAATACCTCTGTAGTCTACATTGGCATTATAACCAGTAGCTCCCAATCCTTCTTTATTATCAACATTGTATTCATTTATCTTTTCTGGCAATGTATAGAATATATGATTACCAAATTGGGCAACTTTAGTTAAATCATGTCTCCAAATAGGTTGCACACCTGTAGTATGATAATAAGTTGCACCCTTTGTTGGGTCAGGGGCAGTACCGTTTAATATTTTTTTAGCAATACTCTTGGCAGTAATCCATGCCTTGTAGTCTAGATAATCACTAGAATGTTTGAATTTCTTTAACCACTCAGCAAAAGGAGTCTTATCAGGCGATTTCTTGTGACGAATTAGTTTATCATACTGTAATATTTCTCTGAGACGATCTTGATTGGGATCACCTTTATTCCAGCAACTAAACTGTTTTGGCTTTAATGCGACACCGCGAATGCCCTGCCCAAATAATCTAGAATGTTTTACATCTTCTGCACGGTTCTTGATCACATTACCCACAGCAAGCATCCCCTGTGCTCCGTGACTTCTAGCTTCACCCCAAATTGTTTGAGCTAATACCCTTAAGTCTGGGTTTTGATTCTGTGTTTTATTTGTTAAGTCTATTCTTGTTACAGGTTGTCCATATTGAGGTTGTTGAGACATATTATAACCGGCAAGACCAGCAGCAGCTAATGCACCGGCCGCACCAATAGTGCCTAATGTTTTCTTGAATCCTTCGTTAGTTATTCTAGGTAATCTTAAGCCAGGTCCGACATAATATGCTAGCCACTTGTCCCCTTCTTTCCGCATTGATATTTTTTCTCTGAGGTATTTACCAATATTAGCATCTCCCTCATCTCTTCTACCATAGTATTTTGATGTTAGATATTTACCAATGACATCAGGTATATGTTTTATTGTATCAAAACTTTCATATTCATATGGATCGTCGGCAATGATTTTTCTGAGTTTTTCTGGTGTAGGAGTTGCTGCATTAATAATATCATTTTCCCAACGGATAACTTCTGGATTGTATTCAGAATAAGTTAGCCCAAACCTTTCTACTTCGTCCCAGTCAACATCTCCGTCTTGATCTATTAAGCCATTATCTATCAATGTTTTCATATAAGAATCATCATCTGATTCCCAATCATTAATAGTTTCCCAGACTCTTTCTCTAACTATTTCAGAAACACTTTCTATTGCTTGTTGTAATACTTCATCTGGTGCAAAAGCAATCTTGTCACTTAATGCGGGTTCATTCTTTAAAAAGAACTCTCTAATTCCGGGAAATCTAACTAGTAGTTCATTTAGATCCATAGGATCATCATTTTCATCCATATATTGATTGCTGGGAAAATGAAGTTGATATTTCTCACCTTGATATCTAGGTTGCTTTGGCAATAGTATATATAATGGTCCTTGACGATTATATTGATTAAAGTAATTATATCCACGAGTTGCAGCAGTGCACCAACGAGTGCCGCGACCATACTTACATGCTGCTTCTTCGTCTTCTGGAACAATAATAGTTACATTTTCATCATTGTAAACTTTCTTAGCTTTACCATCCTGCTGTTCATTAGCTTCTAAGTCTTCAAAGTTATTATACTCGTTCTCCATAGTATCTTCAAAGTCTTGATACCATTTGAACCGATTAATATCACTGTGTTCTGGTTTAATCTTTCTGCGCTTCTTAGCAAGATCATAGAGGCGCAATAAATCATTGCGGTTCATATCTTCTAGTCGTAACCCACCACCTGATTTAGCATACATCTTGGCTAACCATGGTGTATATGCCTTGTTTGGTGTAGGGTCTTGGCTCTCGATAACCTGTAACACATATTCAATCCACTTAGCCCTGCGAATAGGATCAATTACAGCATTAAGGGCCTCAGGATCTTGTAAATTTCCTAACGTCTTTATCTGTGTTCTTATACCATTAAGTGTTCCATTTGCAAATGGGCTGCTATCTTTAGCTAAAGCCAATAACAGTCTATTACCAACTTGATTGGCAGTTACTTGTCTATTGTATTCAAGAAGTATTTCGTTGTGTCTCATTAAAATGACCCTGCTCCAGTAGATGCAACTATATTCCCGTTTGTAAATAGTGCCGGGTATTCCTGCCTTGCTCTCTCTATAGCGTCTTGTTCGCTGCTTCCAGTGAAATAGCGACTGTCACCAGTGCTCATATTTGTAACTCTATACTCGCCAATGTGGGCTAAACGAGGCTGCATTTGTTGTTGTCTAGTTGCTTGTTGACGTAACAATCTAGCAGCATCCATTTGTGTAGCATCACCATAACGTTCTGTTCTAATTTCATCATTGAATACATCAGGATATAGTCTAGCAGCAAGTGTATGTGCTTCAACAGGCGTTCTTGCAGCAATGAACATGCGATCACCACGACCATTACTTGCTTCGTAAACGCTATATTGATCAACTTGTCCGCGCGATGTGTCACGATTGCTACCAAGTGTTTGTTGCTGGCTTACATACATGCTACGAATAATAGTTGGGTTACTAGTAGAACTTAAATGACTTTGATCCTGTACGGTAAGACTTTGTACCTCTGGGAACTTATCTGGTTCTAGCTGAGTGGCTAATTCAGCAGCCTCAGCACCATTTTCAGCAACAATATAACGATAGCCATTCATATTGCTTACGCGATATGTCTTTAACTTGCTAACGTCAATCGTTTCATCCTGACTCTGTTGTGTTAATTCTCTTTCACGCTGACGGGCTTGAATCAAATCATTCTGTGCAGTTTGATATGCTTGGTATGTATCAGCGCCAGGATATTGATCACTTACATAAATTTCAAACCTATCACTGTTGGTGATTTCTGGATCTAGTTTTGTTGCAACGTCAAGTGCTTCGTCACGACTAATAGCAGCAATGTAGAAACGGCTACTGCCACCAACAGCAAGCCAAATTTTAGGGCGAGCTAACCATGCTTCACCGATCTTTATTTTACTCTTTTGCCATTCTAGCATAGCATATAGTTTTCTTCTGCTAGTCTCATTCTGATCGGTAAGAGTAATTTCAGTGTCAGGATATGCAGTAAACAAGTCAGGATCCATTAAATGGAGTTTTTCTTTAGCTTCTTCTTCGTCTTTAGCAACAACGCCAGTATATTTGTGTCTATACTCAGCACTATACATCTTCAACTCATCTAATTCTTCACCATATGAATATGGTTTTACAGTAATGTTTTCAATTGTGCCTGGTTTAAACCAAGCAGGCTTGTATTTTTTCGCCACATTAAACGCAGCATCATCGTCAGGAACTTTGTCTGTATTGGCAATATAGATTGACTCGCTAGTAGTGCCATTATCGTATGTAACTTCCCAATCGCCTTCTTCAACTTCGTCCTTCTGAAGGATTCTAATGCCCTGTCCTCTGAAACGCTCTTTGCGAGTAGTTTCAAGTTCTTTCATTAGTTCACTGCGAGTAATTTGTCCAGCCATATACTTGGCAAACAAGCCCATGTCGCTGTTTGCATTCGTGGGCTTTAGTACTTTATACAAGCCTTTGTAATATTCTTTCTTATACTTGTTTGGATCACATGCTGCATCTAACGCAACTACGAAGCGCAACAATGTATTTTCAATCTTGTCAAAGTTCCTATCTAACCAGTCGCCACCGGGACCACGAAACTCTACATAGTTGTCTTTAGTATTGATGCTAGTGTACTTGTCAGTGTGACCAGTGTGAATAATTTTACTTGCAATTGTTTCTACACCACTCTTTACCTGCTTCAACAATCTGTCGGCATCTTCTGGATTGTCTTTTGCTCTGCGTTGAACAATTTCAAATGCTGATTTAGCCCACTGAGTACCTAATCTACCGAACTGATCTAATACATATTGGTCACCTAGCAAAACAGCTAATTTAACATAGTCTAGTTTGTCAAGACTGTACCCAGGAACACTTACGTTAATGTGTAGACCGGTTGATTTATCAGTGTACGCACCTCTGCTATCTGCCCAGTGCTTTACCTTCTTTAAGTCCTCAAACATTTCGTCAATTGGCATTGGGGGGCTAATGAATTCTAAACCAGCTTCACCTGAACTAGTATTGATACTAGTATCTGGTTCTAGTGAGTAAGCATCATCAGCGCGCCTTGCTCCGTGATAGCTGTCACTTGAATATACCTTTTTGCCGATTGCTCTACTGAAATCGTCGGCAACGTCATCAATAGCTTCGCTGCCACTTTCAGGGTGTGAATAGAAAGGCCATTGAATGTCTGCACTAACATTACTTTCAACGTCACTCATACGACGAATACCAATGTCGCTTAAGTATTCATTTTCGTCAAAGTCGCCTTCGTCGCGTCTTTCTTCTTCAAATGCTTCTTTTGCTTGATCGTAATATTTACCTTGCTCATCCCACTCAGCTTCTATGAACTGTTCCCAGTCTTCTTTTTTAGGGGCAACGGGATTACCAAACAAATCATCACCCAATTCTAATGTTTCTGAAACTACGTCCGGGTCTACGTTTTCTCTGATCCAAGTATCAAAGAAATCTCCGCCGTCTGTGCTTTCCCAATCTTTTTGAATTTTATCAGAAATCCATTCTGCAAAACCTTCACGTAGTTCTTCTTCAAGACGGCGTAGATCACCACTGTAGTTTACTTGTCCTCTATAATCGTCATCACTACCAAAGAATCGCACAATATCATCAATGTCAGATACACTCTCATCTTGATCATAGTCTGGTTCTGAATCGTACTCATCATCGTCTACTTGTACGTCAGGAACAACCATTTCAAATTCCATACCCACTTGAACACCGGGTATAGCTTTTGCTAATCTTTTAAGATTAGATGGGTTCATTGCCACTTCAAACAATTGATTAGTGGGTTCAAATATTATGTAGGTTGAAAGGAAATCTTTTGCGCGCAAAGTTTAGGCTCTTTGTGTTTTTAAGATAGAGCGAAGTTGCCAACCATGCTTACCGAATGCATCAATGCGTTCTGCAAGGAAGTTTGCAATACCTTGCTCATCAGCTTCTTCAGCTACATGAAATGATTCCTTAAACATGTGCAATACTTGTTGATTATCTTGATATAGTTCCTGCATCATAAGCTCTGCACGGGGAATCTTTACCTGATCTTGAATCTGACTTAGTTCATGGAAGCGTGTTAAGCTGGCTGGGCTGTAGGTATCTAGTTGACGAATGATTTCCGCTAGTTTGTCAATAGACCCATATACTTCTTCATAGTAATTACCAAAGAATTCATGGTATTGGGGGAAGTCTGGACCCTCGCAATTCCAATGAAAATGCTGAGCCTTAATGCTTAAGGCATATGAAGTGGCTAATAATACTTTGAGTGTTTCTGCTAGCATAATGATTAATCCTATATGCTATTTATTGTTTTGATTCTATAATGGCAACTCTTTTGTCTAGGGTGTGTATATCCTCTTTAATTTCACTCTTGACTTGTTCTCTTGCTAATGCTGCTTGTGGCTTAATCTCAGCAATTTGCTCTTGTAAAATCTCTACAGTATGAAACAAGTATACAACCCCGGACAATGCTAGTGGTAATAATGCGAATACGATTTTTTCTACCCAATTGTTCATAATTATTTCTCACTATTTTTGCGTCTAAGCATAAATGCAGTACCAGTGCTTAAGTCAATATTTCCACTTGATTTGTAATCAGGTAACATTTTGTCAAGTTGAGATATCATTGTATTGTATAATCTTATTCTGCTTGGTTCATCATTTTCAGCGGTAAAATATAATGCATTCGGTGAATATCGGTGTGCAAAATCTTTAATGATCTTTACTACAGTACCAAATACTTTCCGACTGTTGCCGGTGCCAGTTATATTAGTTTTGTCTGGTCTAAAGTTTTCCTCTTCGCCGGGCAATATTGCAGAGAACGATATTCCAACCATATCTTTACCATTTAAATATACTTTATACTTTACTCCATTATCAGTAACAAAATGATATTCACCAGTTGCATATTCTTCATATGGATATGAACTGTCAAGTGATTCGTTAGTCATCGCTGTAATTCTACGAGGACCCTTAGATTTGAACTTGTCATACTCTTGTTCATATGTAGTAGGGCCTCCTACCATACTTCCGCCATTTGCTCCTGCGCTTCCGCCGCCTAATCCCGTGCTTACAGTTTCATCAAGTTTCTTACCACTACGACCAATAATCATATATCTATCATAATCAGTTTGTGGATCAGATAAATGCCTAGTGCCAGTATAGTATGTTTTTTTTAGTGGATAATATTCAACAAACTCTTCTAGATTTTCTGTCTCAAACAAAACATTGTCCACATTATTTCTAGCTTGCAATAAACATAATACATTGTCAGGAAGTTTAGTTAAGAATACAGGACCGGTTTCATTGCAGCTAGTATTAATTACTATACAAGGCTTTTCGTATACCACATCTTCTGCTTTTTGATGTATTAATACCAGTTTTCCTCTAGCATTCAATGATTGTAGTATTTCTTTACTACGTATTAACATTTCTTCATCTGGCTCTACTAGTATGATCTTTTTGAATTTGACACCCTCTTGTTCTAAGAACAGTGCCATGTTTCCATACCAACTACCCAATATATAGATATTACCGCAGTTCTTGCCTTTAAGTCCCTGAGCCAACTTCTCAGCTAACCAGGTTTTGCTCTGTATCAAATCTAACGTAAAGCTGCCTTCTATTGTATCTGGACTGGCTTCAGTGACTTCTTCAGTGGGCTGTTCTATAGTGCCAGCTGGCTTTGCATTATAATAACGCTGACTTTCCCCTGCACCACCGCCGGCATATATCTGTCCTTCGGTTAATTCTTCTTTACGAAGCTCTTGCATTACCTCAATAATTTTGTAAACATCAACCATAGTTGCCGTACATATTTTCTCTCGCAACTTCTATTGAATGTTTTAGTTGCTGTGTTGGAACGCCAGCATTCAAATATCCGCGAGCCACATCTTCTATATAAACTCTGCTAGGGAATGTGCCCCGTACATAATGTCTAGTCTCAGGAGTCATAACAAATACTTCTGCTTCGTACTTTTTGCCGTCTACATATACCGGATATGTCTTACGATCATACATAGTAGGGTATCCTTCCATGCGGTCCAGTCTTTGCAACTGGGCACGATCTATTTCCCACAGACAACCATATGTCGTATCACCTGTGTTTTCTTCTACATTAGCAAACTGATACATCTTGTATTCAAAATTCTTCAATTCACCTACCCCAATTAAATTAGCGCCGCGCATAAGCTTAGGATTAGTTAACATGCCGTATGCAAAATAATATGTGGGCTTTTCTGGATACTGTCTGCTTTCGTCTACTTTGTTTTTTTGCATTAAGTCTTTCACGAATTTTTGTACTATTGGATCACTATAAGGTAAAAACTTAAAAGAAGGTATGAGTATTGTAGTGTAAAAACTGCCATCTACTTGCACTCTTTTACTGAGGTACGTGTCAATGTAGTTTTTTACTGATTTTACATAATTATTGTAATTGTCTATATTTACATCTGGTATTGCTTTTGCAATTGCATAACTTTTTGGATCTTTACTGATTTTATCATAGTCTTGTTTTGGTATATGGATATAATTTTTTAAGCTGAGTATATGATTATACCCATCTGGATAATAAGACACACTTATATTTTTCTTTAAATACTGCCCAAAATCATAAAATTTATAATACCCAAAACTATCTTTTAACTCATTGCTGAAATATTTCAAGTCTTGTGGCTCTTGTAGATCAGCTAAAACAAATGTAGCAACAGGTAATCCATTTTCTCTAATATCTTTAAGAACAGCCATAGTTTTACTTTGAGCCATTGGATTAGATGGGGCTCCTACCAACTGAGTAAGTTTCTTGATATACTCTTTCTTATAGAGTTCACTGTCACTGGCTATAATCATAGCTTGTACAAATCTACCAACAATGTTAATAACATCTTGAAACTGATTAAGGTAATCGCCGCCGGCACTACGAAAACTTATGTATTTACCATTATTATCGGTGCTGATACTTACATAATGTCCTGCTGTTTGATTCTTTGCAATATCAACTAGTGTTTTCATATTCAATGTAGAAGTGTGTTTTGGAACACTATTAGGATATACTTTACTTTTTCTGCGCAATTTTTTAGTGTTATAGGCCTTAAGATCCGTCACACGATTTTGCAGCATTTCTAAGGCGCTACGTGCATATAAGTTATCTTCTCTGTTAAACTTGCTTAATGCATATTTGTCACCAGTAAACATTACCAACTTAAGTATGTCAATATCTTTTGGAATACTAACATTGATGTGTAGTCCGGTACTGTTGCTATCGTCAGTATAGAACTTATATTTTTTAGCAAAAGCATAGAACTTTTTCAATGCTTCCATTGCATCCTGTGCAGGAATAGGTGGACTTACGATTTCACATGCTTCGTCATACCCGTTTGGTTCAAGACTACTATCTGGTTCAATATACCAGCTTGAAGTGTCTTTTTTATACTGGTGGTACTCGTTGAATACTTTTACATCCGTGCCGTATAAACTTGACAGTTCTGGCTTTAATAAGAAATTTGCTACTTTATCGTAGTCACTAGGTTCTTCTTGTTGTTGCTCGCTGTCTAATTCATCTTTGATGTTATAGTCTCCAATAGATTTTAAAAACCTAACTACCTTTTTTCCGTCGTATTCAAAATAATCGGTCAAATGTCTTTCAACATTGACAGTGCTTGTTCCAAAGATAAGTTTATTCAATTGACCATAATCATCATGCGCTAAGTTTTTTTCTTTTGCATACTTCAATGCATCGACGAACGTAAGAAATTTGGGTTTTAATCCGCTGGTTGATATATAAGTTGACGGCACATCTTTTATCTTAAATACTGAGTCCATTTTCTTTGCACTCACCTCGCTAGTATCTATATGCAGGAATGTGCCGGTTGTTCTAAAATACCTTGAAATGAAGTCGTCATAATTTATTTTGAGTTTGGGGACTTTGATTTTGTCAATGATTTTTTTAGGAATACAAACTTCAAATTCAAAACCAACCAATACTCCCAGGTCTTGGCCTTTAGCAACAGCCGCACCAAAACTCTTTGGGCTAAATCTAGCTTCTTCTAGCTTATTTAATTCTTCAATCTTCATTATCTACGCCCAGTAATACCCTTGAAAATGCTGCTTTCTTTTTTAACGATGCCTGCACTTTCGGGCTTGTATGTTCTCCAACCACCCTCTTGCGTGCCAACTGGCCCTGATGTAGTTGGTTCTTCGTCTAATTTCTTATTGAAAAAGTCCTTAGTCATTTTTCCTGCATCATTATATCTTTCAAGCTCGGCAAGACTTTCACCCAATGCTTTCATTGTGCGATAAAACTGGTCAGCGTGATATGCCGCTGCTTTATATTGTTCATTTCTAAGTTCAACATATAGTGCTTCGCATTCGCCTAAGGCTTTCTTCTTTAATCTACTTAGATTATATGTGCCGACCCCAATAATATTAATTCCTGGATCTTCTGGATTGAAGTTAGGATCATCCATGCTAGGATGAAACTGGCTATATTTTTGCTGAGCTTCTGATAAACTTTCGTTCTTTGGTTTTTTGTGATGCTTTTTCATGTTGATTGCAATCGCGGCCGATTGAGCGGAGCTTTTAGCTTCATCTGCAACTTCTTTTTTGATTTGAACGTTAGCATTTGGGTGTTTCTTTAAAATATGGTTTTTGTATTCTTCAGCTTCGTTTTTATTAAGACTTTTAGTTGAAGGCTTGCCATTAATGTAAAGCACATAAAACTCCTCAGCTTCATCTACTATCCCCTTCATAATGCTGCTTTCATTCTTTTTGCCGCCATTACCCCAATTACTTGCACCCTTCTTACGGCACTGTACTAGAGCGCCACTAGCATATGCACTTGGCCAGACTTTGTATCTTGCTTTGACTTTGCGATAGCAAGCATCTTGCTTTTCATTCATCATTTCTTCATTAACTAACTCGCCTCCGCAGTGTGGACATTTTTCTTCTGGAGTAAACATTGGTGCCTGATCTTCGTTCTTAACACAGTTTGGATAAGTCTTACCAAACATTTTCTTGTTGCCTTCTTTATGATAGCCTTTCCAGCAATTTTCATCTAATTGCTTCACGATCCAATTATCAGGAATCATGTGATGCTTAGATACAAATTCATTGTGTAACTCATCACCGGTCAAGTGATGCTTTTTAGCAACTGATTGCATCATTTTATCTATATTACTGTAGTTTAATGTAATGCCTCGTTCTTTTGCCTGTAATAGCATTTTTTCTAATGCTTTCACTGAACCTGGAATCTCTTCACCCGACTTAGTAAATGGCTTCATGTTTCCTGGTTTCATGAAATCTGGTTTCTTTTCGTCTTCATTAGTTTTTTTCTTAGTATTGACATTGATTGCTTTACCGTGACGTTCAGGATTTGGATCTTCTCTGCGCTTACGAGCAGCCGCACTTGCACGACCCTTTTTACCTAAATTTTGTGCCTTACTTTGTGGGAGACATTTAGGTTTACCTTCACTGTCATCACCTCTTGCACAATCACCGCGGATTTTTCCGTCAGGGCCAAAACGAACCCACTTTTCTTTAAACCATTGATGCAGGTTTTCATCAATGCCGCGTTTAATGTTACTCATTAGCCGTTGCCCTTATTGCGCTTATATCCCGGAATAGTTTCTATATTATGTCGTTCCATTTCATCGCGTCTATCACGCGCTGAAAAACTATAATTTTTGCATCCTTTGACATGTGGTTGATTCTTTTGTGCCGGAGAGTCGCAGCAATCTCTCATTCCTTTACCATATTTACTTTCGTTAGTATAATCAGTTGTCTTGGTGCGATATGTACCAGCTGGGTTAGTTGTTGGATGACCCATCTTCTTGCGGTCACGTTCGGCCCAGGCATTATACTGATTGCCCTTGCGAAGCTGCCCCTTCTCATACGAATCACCAGCTTTACCCATAGCATAGTCTCTACGAGTTTGAACTAGTGGCATATCCTTAGCTTTCTCTCTACGAACTGCGCCCTTAATCTTGTCTACGATGCCTTCGTTCATATCTTGATTGTTTTGATATTCCTTAACATCGTCAATGAAGAACTTACTTCTAATGCTGTTCATTGCGCCTTCACGCATGGTATCAACTAACTCCTTAGGAATATTTAAGGTCGCAATTGCTTTTTCAAAATGAATTCCTCTAAGTAGAAGTTGTTTTACTTGCATTGCCATTGTTGCAAGTTTATTATAAGTTTCAGGGTCTATTCCGTATTTGGAAGAAATTTGATCTGGTAGCTTAAACTTGTGTGGTACTGGCTCACTAGCACCTTCGTTAGCGGCATCTTTAAAGTCTTGTGAAGAAGGAGCACCCTTACTACCAGGATTACGCATTCTTTCGCCTGAGCCATGCTTAATTCTTTCACGCTTAGCATGAATGTTAGCCCATAGACCCTTGCCCTCTTCCTCAAGATTTGAACCAGTTAGCTGTGGCTTTTCTCGTAGCTTCTTTAAAATCATATTCTTATAATATGGAACTTCATTCTTACCTAAACCAGTAACAGCTGGTCTTCCATCGACTAGAACGGCCCAGCTATACTTGTCATCTCCACCCCACTTCTTAACAGTGATTCTTTTTGCGATAGGATCAGAAGCTTCTTCAAAGTTGCCAGCGCCGCCGGCAATAACACCTTCTTGTTCTGGCTCGTGTTCTTCTTGGCTACTGATAAGATACTCGGTAACACCAGTCATCATACCCTTAATTTGACCGATCTTTTCACTTACCCATTCAGGAAACTGATCACTATTTTCTAATCTACCATGAAGTTCTTTAGCATTGCGAATAATAGTTCTAAGACTGTTCTTTAATGTCTCACCTTCATGCTCTGCTTTATCTGGGTCAAATGCATGAAAACCAGTCTTTAGTCTATGACCTTGACCTGGCACAAGAATTAAATCTTCTTCTTCTAACTGTGCTTCAGAAAACAAGTTTAGTTGCTTATTATCTGCTGTTTTTGCTTTTTCTTTACTTGACGGTCCGCCACGATATCCTCGTTCCCATGCAGCAGCACCCTGTGCCGCAGTTTTACCACGCTTCACAAAATAATCAATGCACTGTTGTTTACTTTTTAGTTCAGGGGCCTCATTCATTGCATTGGCATACTTCTTATTAGTTTTTTTGCCAGTCAGTAGATTGCCACCTTTCTTATTGGGATACACGCCAGTGCCGCGCTTAATAGCGCCTCCGCCATTCATCGGTGCTGCTACTGGGGCAACACTTCCGGATGTTGTAGATTCGTGAAGTTCTTCAATTTTCATTGGATATTCCTATATAGTAATATAGTATTTATCATGCAACCTAAATAACAGAATACAATCCTCACACAATGTTTTACCTAAATATTGTTACTGAAGTATAAATACTTCAGAGGTAATATATTATGTTTAACAGTAGTGATCAAACTGTGCGTTATAACGCGATTATAGATTCTGCAAACGCGCGTGCCCCGGGGCGTCTAACACGAAAGCAAGCAAAGGCCATTGTGGGGTATGTAGAACGCCATCATATTATTCCTAAGTCCTTAGGCGGTGAGGACACTACTGATAATCTAGTATGGTTGACCGCCAACGAACACCTAGAGGTTCATTTATTGCTACCATATATGGTTGATATTGTTGAGCATAAACGTAAGATGTTCTCCGCGGCGGTTAGGATGTGTAATCCTCAGAGCCGTACTCAACAACGAACGTTCGGTGATGATTATAGCAGTGTTAGAGCAGAGGCAGCCCGGTTACATAGCGACTTCATGAAGGGGAAGAATACCGGTAAGAAAAACCCGTTTTATGGTAGAACACATTCCGAGGAATCAAAGGCGTTAATATCTAAAGGAGGTAAGGGACAGAAAAGAACGAAAGAAACCCGAGCTAACTTATCAGCATCTAAGTTAGGTGATAAGAATCCTGCTAGAGAAACGGTAACTTGTCCGCACTGCAACAAGACCGGGATGGCAGGAGGAATGAGAAAGCATCACTTTGATCACTGTAAAAAAGAGAGGGTTAACATTACGTTAACCCCCTCAAGTTTATAGAAACTTAGATTTCGTTTCCATTTTCATCAATGATCTTGTAGCCTCTTGCCTTCTGTGCCTCAGCCCACATAGGGCCGATTTGGTCAATCAAATACTGCTGATTTTCCTGACAAAAAACGTAGGATCCTGAGTGACGCAATAGAACGCGCTTGTCAACATAAATCTTGCCGCCAAGGTCTCTAAAGTTCTCCGAAAACGTCCAATCCTCGGAATAGTAACGATTCTGACGAACGGCAGTATCAAAGTAAGTACGGAGGTGTGCGTCAAACTTCGGATCAAGACCAATGTCATTCTTATACTGTTTAACAGCAGGGTGTGCCTTCATCTTTTCAAAGACATGCTTCTTCATAAGAAGGAAACCTGTTCCAGCCTTTGATACTTCCTGAAGTCCGTCTGGACCTTCTTCTGCACCGTCAAAGCCATTAACAACCCATTTAATGGGCATAGTTTTCATAGGATATAGACCACCGATAACATCAACGTCTCTGTTGAGAAGAACTAGCAAGTGCCATGGTTCCCAACCAATGTCAGCATCAACGAAGAACAAGTGTGTTGCATCGGGCATGTCTAGGAATTTCGCAGTAAGTGTATTACGTGCGCGGCTGATGAGACTTTCATTAACCATTGTTTCAAGTGTCCAATCAATGCCCAATTGACGAGCAGTGTTAGCCCACTTAATGAAACTCATGAAAGTTGATTCTGTCAACATACCTCCGTAACAAGGCATCGCAATGTGAACCTTAGTTGTACGGAGGAAGTCAACGTTAACCTGAACTTGGCCTTCTGCTGGGGCCTGTTCAGCAGCCTGGTCTTCGTTAATTTCCTGAATTGCTTCCTGTAATTCTTCTACGGGAATATTTGCAGCTTCAGTTGTATTCTTAGTAGTCTTGGGTTTTCTTGCCATATAATCCTCTTTGTTATAGCTAGTAATCATATTTACAGCTATAAGAGGCTATGGAATTATTTTTCTTCTATATAATCTTGTGATTCAGTAATGTTTGGGGTATTACCCTTTTTATTAAGAAATAAATCTGGATCAGGAAGAGCGGCTTCAAATTTCAGTGTTAGCAATGCTCGCACTTTATTATATGAAGAAATTTTGTTGAATACTAATGTAACAAAAGTCGCGTGGCCCTTATCATGTGCTTTAGGATAGCCATCTATTACACCGTTTAAACGCTCTACAGTATATACATTATTATCTACTTTTAATAATTTAACTACTTCTGGAAACTGTATCTGATTCACCTGGTTATTTACCATAACTAAAGATAGCAGTATACATTTTTTCCCTACTTTAACATCATCTGACATAGTAGACAATGTTTTAAAATATTCAGTCATATCTGGATCATTAGATTCAGTAAGAGACATTTTAGAAGTAAAATACGCTTCTGCGATAGTCAGTCTAGTATCCATGTCTTCAATAAAACGATAGTCAGACCAGTCGAAAGTTCCTTCATTTACTTTTTCGGACGAAGATGTTGTTTTATGTTCAATCTTATCAACTTTATCGTTAAGTCTATTAACTTGTTTCATGATCAAGTTGATTTCGTTATCTTGGCGATCATCGTCTTCTTTACTATGCATAAGACTACGAGCAACAAATTTTAAGAATGCAACTTGATTGTTAGGGCTTTCTGGGTAATGATGTCTTGCATAGTCAGTGAACTTTTGAAACTGTGGATGATTTGCAAACTTTTCAAAACTGGTGTCATCAAACGCTTTCTCAATTGATTCGTCCATTGTAGGTTGTTGTGCCGGTGGCATCGTATTTTGTTGCGACGGTTGCATGGGTTCTTCTGCCGGTACAACAGCTTGCTGATTGCTATTAACTTGCTGGGTCAATTCGTCAACTGAATTTTCTAAATCATTGATCTTGGTAGCAAAGAAATTAAATACTGCGGTCATCGGATTCTTAGCATTAGGGAACATTTTTCTTGCCTTTTCAAACAATGCTCTGCTAATAGGATCTTCTTCTTTCTGATCAACATTAGGTATTATGTCTTTTTTTATTGACACTTCTGGTTTACCATCATGATTCTTGTCAGTGATTTTCCAATGCGGTTTATCGCTATCATCTTCATTTAACTCGTTACTGATACCCATATCAAGCATTTTTACAACAGTGTTTGCTAAGTTTCTATTTTGCTGTGTCTTAGGGTATAGACTATAAACCATGGCTAACTTACGCTTGTCATTTAATGTAGGCCATAGTTCACGAATCTCGCTTGCGCTCTTGATGCCAGGTCCAAACTCTACTGTTGGCAAATATGCAATATATCCGTGCTTACTAAATGGTTGTAAGTTCTTACCGGTATATGGTTGAAAGTATGCTGGCGTGCCATCTTTCTTTGTTCCACCAGGCTTTGGTTGACTGTCACGATCTTTTTCACTACGGACAAAAATCAATATATCACTGTTAGGATCGTACTTGCTCGTAATTTCATCTGCTTTGAAAGGACTCTTGACTTGCACAAACTGCCCACTCTTTACTCCTGCTAGCTTAGCAAGCTTTTCTTTGATATCAAAAGGAAATGGTCTAGTTTTTGTATCATTAGTTGCTGCCACATATAAATCAGCATCAGGAAAGGCTTCTACTGCACTCTTATACAATGCATAGTGTCCTGCGTGAAATGGGTGAAAGCCCCCGGGCATGATGACGATCTTTTTCATATTAGTAACTCAGTTTAATATAATTCACTACGCCATTCTGAAAGTCTTCGACCTTCGCTCTTATGTAAACAAAGTTGCCTTCAACATTAGTGTACATATTACTATTAGCTGCAATCTGCGGCGCAGTTCCAGTCGGTGCATAGTTGTTTGCTTCAAGACTGTATACTTGAAACCAATCAATGTCTTGTGGAGTAGTAGCTAATGTTGCTTCAATTACGATATTACCTACGCAATTAGTTAAGCTAAAGTTAACTGTTTGCAAATCACGGTTGCCTAAATAATATGCTGCTGCTGGCTGAGTGTTGCCAGTTACCGTGTATGGCGCACCGTTTCCTGGATTGGCATATGTGGTTTGAGGCAGCAGTATTAATGTAGTTGATTGACTCATTAAGCCTTCTCAACCTCAATTAATACTCCTGCCCCAACTAGTTCCTGGGCAACTTGCTCAAGTGCGTTATGTACATCGGCATCAGCAATAGCATTATCAGACTCGCTGTCCTTTACAAGCTTGCTCAGCTTGATTACAATTACTTCTTCAATCATACGGGCCATAAAATACTCCAAATATATAGAGTATTTATCTTAACCCGTTTTCTTTTCTAATTTGTAGTTTTTACCAAGGACTCCCGGAAAAATCAGATGCATCATCATTAGATTTCGTTCATCATTGTAATTAAAATAGTAATCCCCATAAAAGTACATATTGTACTGGTACTTGATACTTCTTGTCAACTTATCTAATAAAGGATTATTAGGTGATACGTCCGGAGTTTTTGCTAAGTAATCAAGTATATCTTTACCTGTCTCTGGTGGAAGAGTATTATTTTTCAGGTATACTCTAAATTTAGAAGGAGGTTCTCGTCTGAAATATTTGATACCGGTAGGCATAGCTGTAGCTTCTTCTACCATAATTTTTGAGCACTTAGTATTCAACAATGTATCAAACTTAGAAAAGTCATTGCTATATAATGCAACAACATTACCTTCATGTCTTGATCTGATATCCTTATCGTTCAGTAAAGATAGCATAATATTAATCAAATCTTTATTGACAGGTTTATTTTTTTCAAATCGTGGACCGTATGCATAAAGATTACCGGAGTCCCCATACTCTTTTACATTATGAATATAGTCATCTAGGTTCTTACAATGTCTTAGTAAGAAAAGATTACTATCGGTAACCGCAACTTTATAGATATACTGGTTGAACCAAAGAGTATGCCTATCTATTTTCTTAATTTTCAAGTATGATGGTGCCATCGTCGCCAATCCTAGCAGTTGCCTTAGGTGTCACTACAAACGCAATTTCATTGTTTTCTAGTGTAGCCATAATGTTGCTGTTTGTGATACGTTCAAAAAGAATCTTCTTTGACAACGGAACACGAATTAACTCATCAATCTTACGAGCAAGAGGGCGCGCTCCCATCTTACTGTCATACCCAACCTTAGCAAGATGTTCAACTACACTTTCAGACAGGTTAAGATTGATGTTGTGCTTATCCTGCAATGGCTTCTTCAAGTCTTCAACAAACTTAATAACAATCTTCTTAATGCTGAGAGTATCAAGCTTCTTAAACTTGCAAATCATATCTAGACGGTTACGAAATTCCGGCTTAAAGAACTGCTTAAGTGCCTTGTCTTCTTCACCAGTCTTTTCGAGGCTACCGAAACCAATACTATTGTTTTCGTTATCAGCACTGCCCAAGTTGCTAGTAAGAATGATGATGCTATTCTTCATAGTAACCTGCTTACCATTACTTCCGGTAACCGTTCCCTCATCCAACATCTGCAAGAAGATATTGAAGATATCGGGGTGAGCCTTTTCAACTTCGTCAAAAAGCAGAATTGAATGAGGGTTCTTGCTCAGGTCTGAAATTAAGCGTCCACCCTGCACCTGTGAATCGCTAAAGCCCACATAACCCGGGGGTGGACCGATCAAGCTGCTTACGCTGTGCTTCTCGCTGTATTCACTCATATCATACTTGAGAAGCGGCATATCCAAGTTCTTGGACAGCAACTTGGCCAATTCTGTTTTACCCGTACCTGTTGGGCCCAAGAACAAGAAACTTGCAATAGGCTTCTTATCATTACCAATACCCGCAAAGCTGATATAAACACGCTCAAGAACACTGTCAACAGTCTCATCCTGACCATACAGCTTGTTCTTTACGTTCATTTCAAGATTGTTAACACGATCCATATTGTCGCCGCTCAACTTATCGGCAGGAACACCAGTGTATTTTTCAACTTGTTCATGAATTAGAGCCTTAGTGATGATTGCCCCGTCATTTTCAAGAACACGCTGCTTAGCACATGCAGCATCCAACAAGTCAATTGCCTTATCCGGGTTCTTACGGTCATGAATATAACGATCAGCGTTATCAACTGCTGCTTCAACTGCTTCACTAGTAATATTTACATTGTGGAAGTCGTTCAACCGAACACTAAGTCCGTTAAGAATACGAATTGTGCTATCACGACTGGGTTCGTCAACACTAACCTTAAAGAATCTACGCATTAGGGCGCGATCTTTTTCAAAACTTTCGTAAAACTCTTCCCAAGTAGTACTTGCAATAACTTTGAGTGTTCCCTTAGTAATTGCAGGCTTAAGCATATTTGCAAAGTCAGTACCACCGTTGCTGGCTTGGCCAGCACCACTCATAGTGTGAGCTTCGTCAATGAACAAAATGGAATTCTTCTTTACGTTAAGGGCTTCAAGGATGTTCTTGACCTTTTCTTCAAAGTCACCGCGATAACGACTACCTGCAAGAAGACTACCGATTTCAAGGCTGTAAAGTTCATATCCCTTCAAGAATTCAGGCACTTCATCATTGACGATTGCATTAGCAATGCCTTCTGCAATAGCAGTCTTGCCAACTCCCGGATCACCAACCATCAATACGTTGCTCTTGAAACGCTTTGCAAGAACGTTGATGATATCGTTGATTTCATTACTGCGACCGATCACTGGTTCAAGTTTATTTTCACGGGCTAATGCAGTAAGATTGATTGTATATTCTTCAAGAATCTCGTCAGCCTGTGAATTTGTTACATTGACAAAATCTTGTCCCTTGTAGGTCTTTGTCCAATGATTGACAAACTCGCCCTTTGTAATTCCATACTTAAGCAAGAAATAATGTGCGTGGCTGTTATTTTCATTAGCAATGCTCATATAAATGTCAATAGTAGTGACCTGCCTACGACCAGTAAACAGTACCTGCGTCACACTACGATTCATGACACGCTCTAGTGTATTAGTTCGCTTTGGCTGAACATTTGGATCTTTGCTTTCAATCGCATGAAGTCCGTTAAGATATGCCTCGACTTCCTGAATCATAAGATCAGTTTCAGTTCCAAACTGAGTGAGACATTTCTTGAAGGGAGGATGATTGATCAATGCTAGCAATAGGTGCTCTACTGTGCAATATTCATGTTGCCTTTTCTTAGCGGCTTCAATTGCACGTTCAATGATATTTTCAATTTCAGGCGAGGCTTGCAATTTATATTTCCTTTGTTAATTTACTGTTGTTAATAGCTTCTATTACATTATCACTGACTATATCAGGTATGTAGGGTTTAAGCAAGAGTATTTGGTCACCAAAAGTTCCATTACTTCTAGACATTCCTTGTCCTGCTAATCTAATATGTTGGTTTGGTTGAGTTTTTGCTGGGATATTAACTTGCAATATTTTCCCACTTATAGTTTTGAATTCTATTGTAGTCCCCACAATCAAATCCAAAACACTAATTGGCATATTACTATATAAATCATCCCCTTCTCTACTGAATCGTAGATCAGGAACGATATGAAATTCAACAAGCAATATGCCATCATCTATGAGACTATCATAGCGAATTTGACTGCCATTGTATATTCCTTTGGGTACTTTTATATTAATGACTTTGGTGCCTGAAGGAGTTCCCAATTGCAACACTTGGTCAGTTCCATTGTAAACATCTATCAATGCAACTGACACTTTAGTTCTATATGTAGGCTTAGTGTTTGTTTGTTGCTGCTGAAAAGGATGTTGGTGACCAAATGCTTGGGTGAATAAATCGTTAAGGTCAAACCCATTTACATTGAAGCTAAATCCACCGGGAAAACCTCCTGCATTCATATTATGAAACTGTGGTTTAGCCTGAGGGTTGTCATATTGGAATCTCTTGTCAGTATCGCTAAGAGTTTCGTATGCATTCGTAATTTCTTGGAATTTGACAATATCACCTCCTACGTCAGGGTGATGCTTCATAGCCAACTTACGATATGCTTTTTTGATTTCTTCTTGGGTCGCAGAGCGTGGAACACCTAGTATGTTATAATAGTCCATAGTTTTATTTAACACAATGGATGCTAGATGTCAAGATTTTATTTAGTAGGTGCCTTAGTAATTGCAGTAGGATTATTAACCACGCCTTCTATTTTTTCTTTAGTGCGACCATATGTCGCAATACCGAGAACTGCACCCATTGAAATGTGGAATAAGCCGGCGCCTTGCAAAGTGATAGGTTGCCATGGAGTAGTGACACTACCCTTGCTATATGCTTGAAGTATTGACCAAAGAATCGGAAAAATAACAAAATCAAACATACAAACAACAAAATACAACCAGCCCATCATAGGACGCCATTTGCTGTTGATCCAATGTTCACTTTCGGAGTCATTGGCAACTAATACATCTGCGTTCTGTGCTGCATTGTCACCGGCTTGAGTTAGTGCAGCATTATTGAGATTCATTAGCTGATTAGCTTGTTCGTTTCTTTCTTTAACTTGTGCCATAAACACCTCATCGTGCATCATTGAATCAAAATGTTCATCGTTTTTTGCTACTAACTGCAATTCTTCACTTTTGTTCAACGATGGCAATAGTAGACCAAATTTGCTTGTGCTGGGCACATCAGTTTGATCTAAATTGTCATTTTCTTGATCCATGTTAAATTCTCGCTATTTCTTTAAGACGCCTAATGTATTCATCGTCATTGCTGAAAATCTTTTTATTTTCAATTCCAGCAAGACTACGCATTTCGTTCATCTTGATTTCATCTTGCTGTCTATTTTTTTCATATTCATTTGGATTAAGAATCATTTTTTGTCTCATGATTTCTTCATCCGCGTCATACTTGTCGCCTTCTATTTCAACTGACCAATCTTTAAGATGCAGACCAGTTAATGTTTCTAGATCATTAAGAATGTGTAAAATTCGACCAGGGACCTTACTTCTGCGTTCTATTTCAACAAATACTAGCCAAACACCAGGTTCAAGTTCACCGTCACTTACACTGGCGTCAAGAACAAATTCATATCCTCTTTCTAACCAAGTAACTAAATCTTCTGCTGCTAATTTACTATGCACCTTGAATGTTACGGTTACAATATCTTTGTCGTTGCCTATCTTTGCAGCATACTCATCAACAGTGATCATAGGATCAATTTGACCTTCCATATCAAGATAGTCAAGAGCTTCGGTTAAATGTTTCATTGCATTGGCATTCCTGGAAGTGCTGCTTGTTGAGCCATTGGCTGCGCTTCGTCAGCCATCGTGTCTGGACCTTCTTGTTCTTCGTTGGCACCCTTCTCATCAAGGTCTTCATCATATGCATCCTCAATGTCACTTAGGTCAATAGTTTGACCTGCGAGGTCGATAGAACCTTCTTTAATGTCATCCATCAAATCAAACGGAATTTCTATTTCAACGAACCATACTTTTCTTTTGTTCATTTTAGGATAGCGAGTACCAGGAACAAAATCGTCATAATCTTGCATTTCTACTGGAACATCAATCTTGCTTTTACCAAATCTAACTTTACATCCAACTTTCATTAGACGCAATGCACCTTTTGGATTTGGCATCAATTTGTATGGCCACATGAATATGCACTTACAACTATATCTACCGACCACCGGGCCTTGAACAAGTTCCCCGATTATCCAATTTTGATATGCGTATAAATCAGCTTCATCTAGTACTCTTTCAAAGTCTAGTAAAGTAGACATGGATCCGTCGCTAGTGTAGATACCTTTCACTGTATCCACAATACTGACAAAGTTAATATCGTTAAAAAACTTATCTGCTGGTAATGATTTGCTCATAGAAGTATTTATCTAAGGAGCAGCATAAAAGAGGTTTTGATGTTTTTGAAACAAGCTTTATATTTATCATAGTAACAATATTTTTAGACTCATATAGTTTACTCATATCGCCAGCCTAAATACTTATGAAGGCGAAAAAGCTTTCAAGTATCAAACCAGGAGAATAATGTGAGTAAACGCAAAACTGGCGCACTAAGACAGAGAGACAGTTATCATAAGAGAGAAGAAAGTAAATCGTTCTACATGAAAGAAACTAAAACTATAGATTTTACTCAAGCACAACCCAAAAGAGCCAAAAAACCAGTTGAATTGATACCTCAAAGTAGAAATCAGGAAAAATATATCGTAGCTTTGACCGACCCTGAAACAGATATCGTCGTGGTAAGTGGCCCTGCGGGTACTGGTAAAACATACCTGGCTATGTTAGCTGCAATTCAAGCAATGAGAAAAGGAGATTGTCAAAAAATACTATTGACTAGACCTGCTGTAGCTGTTGACGACGAAAAACACGGATTCTTACCCGGTGACATTAATAGTAAAATGGAACCATGGGTTAGACCACTGTTTGACGTATTACGTGAATATTACACCGCTACAGAACTTGAATACATGATGAAAGAACAAGTCATAGAAATTACCCCACTAGCCTTTTGTCGTGGACGTAATTTTAAACATAGTTGGATCATTCTTGACGAAGCTCAGAATGCTACACCTAGCCAGATGAAAATGATAATGACAAGGATCGGTGAAGGGAGTAAAATTGTCGTTACTGGAGATGTAGAACAAACCGACAGAAAAACTTTTGATAATGGACTATTAGATTTAACAGACAGAATCCAAAAGTACAATGTACCTGGCATGAAAGCCTGTGAGTTTGATACTAAAGACATTAGACGACATGAAATCATCAAACATGTATTGAAAATGTACGAATAAAATAAACGGGGCGAAAGCCCCGTTTATTACTTCTTTTTTCCGGGAACAAACTTTCCCTCTAGCTTTTCTTGTTGCTTAGTTATCTCAGCTTCTTTTTCTAATTGCTCAACTAACTGGGGGTATATCCTACCATAATACTTGTGCATTAGGTCAAATGTAGTATCGTGGTCTGTACCTTCAATGACACACTTGATAACTTTCTTGTCAGCAAAGTCCATAATTACATTTGCGTTTGTCATGTCAGATGTGCGGACTCGCTTTGATACAGATACCATTTCATCAATCTGTCCGTTCATCTTCCTCATATAACTGATTAATAAGTATCTCACCAGTATTCCTCCACTTCTTTGGGGTCATCATAGTTTACATAGCGATTTTTTTCATCATTCCAATGACGGTTATCATAAAAGTGGATGATGAAGAAATGCCTAACTAGATTTAACTCAAGCATTACTCCAGCATGGTCACAGTGCGTGTCCCAACGAAAACTGAAACCAATAAGAGTATTCCCCATCTTACTGATTTGTAGTTCGGCAGTCTTATTCTTAGACACCTTCCATGCTTTATAGAAGTAATCCTTACCCTTATTATCCTTGAACCAGGGCCAATTGATATTAAATGCTAAGCAAATCATTTTGCATTTCCTTTATTGATTGGGAAAAACTCTTCCCAAATTACAAATATACTAACCACTGCAATCATTATGCTAACCGGAATCATTACTGCGAATCCTTCCATAGCGCCCGCATAGTAGGTTAACGCGATCATTGCTAGATCAAACAAGTTGACGCATCCAAAGAATAGTAAAGTGAATGCTCTGTCCGTCAAGATGTAAGTTCGCAAAGTGTAGCTGCCAAGCTTATTTCGGGAATGCCAACGAGAGGAAGATTAGCAAGACCATTACGAATCGTGATGATTGCAGCGTCTTTACGCTCTTGACTATTGCCCCACAGATCAAGATTATTGTACATCCACACATAGCAATCTTCAACTCTTGTAGGGTACAAAGCAATATACTGCATAAGCTGTTGACGACCTTCAAGAATCTTTCCACTCTTGAATAATTCGACCGCGCTTATAAGAATGTCATTGTCTTGGCTTGCAGTATCCAATGGCTTTTTCAACTTTCCACTAGTACTATTCTGCTGTAACTGATTCAGGCATTTACGTAGATCGGGATAGCTTCCGCGAACATAAGTATCAAGGTCATCTAAATCAAATTCAATGTGTTCACTAAGCAAAACGGTTGCAGCACGAGTAGTGAACTCGGTCATGTCGGGCTTTGCGATACGAAACTTAAAGCACCGACTTTCGCGCAATGCCGGAATGATCTTGTGTTCATAATTGCAAGTAAGAATATAACGACATGTTGCACTATAAGCTTCCATATCATTGCGAAGTGCTGCCTGCGCGGGCTGCGTTAGATAATCAGCTTCGTCTAATAGAACAATCTTGAACTTACCGAACGGCATAGTTTGCACAAAGCCGTTGATACGGTCACGCATACTATCAATGCCATTTTCACGACTAGCATTGATTTCAAGAACGTCAAAATCTTCTACACCAAGTTCATTAATCAACACCTTGGCAAGAGTAGTCTTACCTGTGCCAGGATCACCACTCAATAATAGATGAGGAATAACCCCTTCATTAATCCAGTGCTCTACTTGCTCACGCTGGCGTTCATCAACAAAAACATAATCGCTTACCTTCTTGGGACGAAATTTCTCTGTCCATAAATTATTCTTCATTAATTTTTCCTGCCATTCTATTAAACATTGATGATAGCGCACTATCACCGCTATAGTCAACCTTAAGGTCTTCCAAATCTTTTACTGCATTGTAAGTTTTTGCGAATGCATAAACCGCCGCAGTTAGTCCTAGTACTACCGCAACAACGGATACAGTTTCTTTTTTCATTGATATAATATAGAAGAAGTAATAAAATAAGTCAATATACAATTTATCCATAATTTGAGGGGAGTGTTACCACTCCCCTCAACACTCGTGTTAATCTATAGATTTATCACTCATTGTATAGTCTTGAATTGGTTCATCGCTAATTAATAAAATGTCATTCGGATCTACCCGCCGGATAGTTTTCTCGCCTTCATCGTCAACAATTGCTACACCCCTACTCCAGCGACCGTGGGCAATCATAATATAATCGTTCACTTTTATATCTTTTACATCTGGACCTATTGCATAAACTTGTGCCCATCTAGGACGAATTCCTGAACTTTTCATATCGTCATTAAGTAGAATTAGGCCGCCGCGGCTTAATCTTTCTTTGAATTCCATACCATGAACAAGAATCGTATCTTTCAATGGTTTTAGTTCTTTTAATTTAGTTTTAGTAATGTGTACTTGATTTGCCATAATTTACTTTTTCTTGGTAGTGGTTACATCTTGATCAGGCATAACAAAATCGGGAGCTTCACTGGCTGGCTTAATCTTTAAGTTAGCTGTTTCAGCAGCCTTGATTGCTTCAATTTCATCAGCTTCATTATCATCTTCTAATTCAATTTCTTGGGGTAGCAATTCTTCTACTGGGAACTGTTGAGGAGCAGCCTGTCTAATAATGTTAGCTGCTCTATTAGTTACAGTCCTGTCATACGCTGCTCCTACTTTCTTAGTGACAGGCACGATAACATTGTTGTTGCTGTCAATAGTATCTCCGCGAGCGTTTACCTTTTGATTTCCAACTGCACGAACATGTTCATGTCTTGATGCGAGTTGTGCCATATCTACTACTTTACCTAATGCCGAACGGTATTGTGACATTACTTTCTCCTTTTCTTTTATTTATCAAATCAATTTTTGACTATTTCAAAAACTCTTCGATATCTAGTTGGTAAAATAAAGAATTTATTTTGTGTACACCTATCAAGAATAAAACAAAACTAGAAACACTGGACCCTCTTCCTACTCCCCAAACTATATTGTTCTTGCGCATAGTATCAACTAGATACTTCAAATATCTAAGTAGATCAAACATGTCGCGTTCTTGATAGAGTAGCAATTCTTTACCAGCTCGTTGTAGTTCAGCCTCAGATTGACATTGATCAAGTACATACTTAGCTATATCAAAGTTCTTATAAGTGTCAGGAAAGAACATGTTACTTTGGCATCTGTTATCAAATTCTTCTACTGAAATAGTTTCTTCTTGATATGGTATAAAATTTGGTATATTACCCAAATCTAAGATGGGTGAAACACTTATAGATTTAGATACTAGCACATTTTTGAGTTCTAGTATTGGGTTTTTAAGGTATAGATCGCAGAGGTCTGCTTCATCATAAATCTGTTGGCCATACTTGTCAGTTATCATAATTACTTATGTACTATATTGTTTGTGGTTTGTCAAACTCAATGGTATTTTTATCTGGGTATTCTAGCCCTAAATCTTCCCAATAATTTTTTTCAAATAGTTGCACTACGTTATGATGATACTCTATTAGATTATCATTATCGGTTATAGTGCAGCTTTTATTCCACCAAAAGTTTCCAGTACCATAGATGCTTTCGGCTATCTCGCTGACAACATTATACCTAATACCATCGCTTAAGGTAGAGCTTAACAACATGTCTGTAATATGCAATCTACCTTCCATAATACTATTGAGTTTAAGAAGAAGTATACCGGTTACAACTTCGTCAGTAGGTTCTTCTGGAAAAGTTATAACATTGATATTAGCTCTATTATAACGATCAATCATATCTATTTTGTCTTCACAAATGAATACTGAATCGTTTATGTGATTTTCAAGAAAATAGTATATTCTTTCAAACGCAATGATCGGCTCATCATTGAATTTGCAATTATCTACAAACAATGACAAGGTAGCTATATAGGTATTAGTGTAAAATTTGTTATCTAGGTGCACTGCGGCCCGAAACACTATGTCCTTTTCAATTCTTGAATTCATTTTCAGACTGGATATTGATCTTGGTGTTTAGTTTCTGCTTATCAAAAATTTCATCCATCCTTTTTCTTTGTTGAGCTTTATACCCTTCTAATATCATCTGAAGTTGATGAATCATTGGTCCGTTACCTATACGGTATGCAAAGTTTAGTTTGTTCATAAGTCCGGAAATAGTTTCTTGAATCTCTTCAAGTGTCTTAGCTTCTAAATCATTTTTATTTAAGAATGGATGTTCCATATTACCAAGGCTTTACTTCTACACGTTTCCAAATATCGCTACCTTCAACATATCCTGTCAGTGTGCAAGCTGCACTTGCAACTGCTGTAGTAAATGTCAATGCTGTTCCTGCAAGTCCATTTGTGCGTGAGCTAGAGATTTTGATGTTTCCGGCGCCTGAATCAATACTCTTTAAGTAGTACACGACATTTGCTTGTAGTCCACCAAATACATTACCACCAAAGATTACAGGAGCATTGACTACTAAATTAGCAGTGTTGTTAACTGTTATATTACCGGAAACATTTGTATTTGTTACTGACTTACTATAGCTGTTGCTGTTGTAGTTGTTGGTGCAAATATAAACGTATGATGCTGGATTACCATTAAAGTCATTGCTAGTGGTCCCTACATTAACACTGCTACCACCTAGTGTTGAAGAGATAGTAAATGCAGTAGCATTAGCGATATTAGAAATATAGTATGTAGTTCCGGATACAATGTTACTATTTGACTGATCTGTGTTTCCGGTAAAGATGATAGGTAAATCTACGCTCAATGCAGCAGTATTTGCAGTAATCACATAGTTTCCAGAATCTATTGTACTTGTAACTAGAATTTGGGGTACTGTTGTTCCTACAGCGATATCACCTGCTACATCTCCTGGCAGCCCTGTAGGAGGAACTTGACGAGTAATTACCTGAGTAGATTGGTATGGGCGGTTAACTGGTTCTACAGTGACAGTATTACCACAATCCAACGATGAAAATTTAAGGGTAGTTATATTAACATTGCTAGGAGCTGATAGTGTTGCTGTTCCATTTACATTAGCATAGTTCTCTAAAATAGTAACACCAAAGTCATTGTTTGAATTTACACATGAGTTTGGTAATGATACATATGCATTGCTATTTGCATAAGTTAAACGCAATACTACATTGCTTTCAGTGTTAGTTGGACTCCAGTTACTGAATTGAATAGTTACGTTCCCTGTAATAGAACCATATTGAACATCTGCTCTGTTAACATCTACTAACACAGTTCCGGCTAGTGCATTACCAAGATTATAGGTAGTACTTCTGAAACCACTAGTGGAGACATTGCTTAACAAGGCATTTGCCATATCATTATTCAAATTGCTATTGTTTAGTGCAGCTTTAAGAATTACTTTGTTTTGCAAGTCTGTGATTTCATTCCCAGCCACAGTAAGCTGGCCGCTTATCTGCGAGAAATTATCGCGGAATCCTTGACTACTTTGGTTTTGCCCCGGAACTGGATAATTTACATTAATGCCGTTTGTGTTTATTTGACTAGTCATATTTTATTTTCCATAATTTATTTGTCTATCTGAGTACTATCAGGTAATATAGTTTCTCTTGGAAACAATACATAAAAATCTTTACTATCAATCGGGTTTGGTGTCGGTGAAGCTCCTGGTAATGTAGTAAACGCAGCCGGAGACACGCTATTGTCAAAGTTATAACTAGCACTTTTGTTCACCGTAAACCTATCAAGCTTGAAGTTGATAGTATTTAATGTCTGTGTGCCCTGGTATTCGTTTTTCCAATTATTCTGTATTTGATATTGAATGTACTGTGCATATGATACACTTGTGCCGTCCGGTAGTGTCGTCACTCCCGGCTTACAATATGCGATTACCCATGCAGGAGTAAATCCATATGTAGACCCGTCCGGTTGCTGACTACTCATCCATAATGGTAAAACATGATAATCAGTTTGTTGACCAAGAACATCTGCTACTTGCTGTCTCATGTTAGGTAGGCTATTTGGATAAAGTTCAGTGGCAAACCCTGGGGTTCTACTAGTATAGTACGTTGGCGGAGGACTGTCTTTTCCTTCATAATCAGTGTAAATTGTAGTTTCACTATCATACCATGGGCCTAAAAATAACGGAATTGGTCTTGGCCAGTTAACTTGCCGGCTGACGCTTTCACCATATGGTGTGATAATATTGCTTTGGCTCTCTATTTGATAACGATCTATTTCGTTGTATGCCACTAGATTATCAATTACTTCGCTATATACAACTTCGTACAGTATCTCTCCTGTGTTCTCGTCTCGCGCAATTGCAGTTTTTATTTCACCTAAAGTAATGTTTCTCCAGTAATGATTTTTCTTACTAATAGCAGCAATATATGCATCTAAATTATTAGAAAAAATGCCATATGCATGTTGATATTCAACATTAGCTGCTTTACCAAAGAAAGGATCATTTGGTCTATACAAGAATTCATTTGGAATCAACACGGTATTGTTAAGCAAAGATGCTATTAGATATCTATCACTAATACTAGGAGTGCATTTGCAATACAACGTATCAAGTGGAGTAGGAAACCATTGATATACTGATATAGTAAATTCTTGTTCTGATTGAACTAATGGATAGGTAGGACTATACGCTTGCACCGTAAAAGTAAACGTATTAGTTTTACCTACTGGCTGTATTGTAGACTCTGGCTGAAAAGATACTATACCCGATAATTCTCCTGTAGGCAACAGAGTCAGACTTGGGGGAAGTGTTCCTGAAACTAAAGTATAGCTAATAGGAACGTCACTGACTGCATTTATCTGTTTGACACTAGTTGTTCCGTTATATATCACTCCCAGGTCAGGACTACTGATCCATGTAATATTACCGCTTATTGTGTTTTTTATTTTGAACGAAAAGTTATAAGTATCTGAAACTATACTAGGGTTGCTTGCCTTAGTCACATAAACACTAAAGTTGAATTCATTTATTCCTGGTCCACTAGTGACAGGGGTGCCTGTAATCCATCCAGTAACTGGATCTCCTACTAACCCTAATGGTAACGCAGAGTAATGATATGTGAGCAAATTGCCATCAAAATCATGACCTAATATTTTGAAATTAAAGTTATTTCCGCTTGTAAAAGTATTAATAAATGCAAACGCAGAAGGACTATATGTATTTCCTGTTGAATTAGGGGGTATTACATAGTATCCATATTCTTGCATGTTACTGTCAAGTTTATAAGTTTCTGGTTGAGTATTATATATTGTAGGTTTTCTAGTGTTGTTTGGATATCCCGGTCCGCCTTGGCTTACTGGAGTATTTTGATTTATCACCGCGATTGAATATACTTGAGTTGCCGATCCTGTTGGACTGTCTAATTGTAAAGTAAACGAATATGATTGGTTGGTAGGTTGACCTACGGTAATTGCCGGCAGAGTAGATGTCATGTAACCACTACCAGTAACCAATGATATGACGGGACCATTAACACTACCTGTAAGAGTGAAGTCGGTATCATTTATGACTGATTTGATGTAATACGTTTTACCAGAATTTAATCCCCCGAACAATGTTCCGCTAAACAAAATTGGTCGACCGGGCGACATTCCGGCTGTAGTTAAGCATGTCAATACATTGTCAATAGCTGATGTAGAGATAACATACGTTACTACACTAGGTAGAGTTGAGTTAGTAATAGGAGGTTTAGCATACCCTCTGATTAGACCATAGCTGTTTATTTCTAAACCTGGTGGTAATCTTCCTGATATTTTTCTAATAGAAATTGGATTACCGACTAAAGGATTATTATATTGTATTTGTATATTAGTAAACGTGCTATCAAGTATTGTTCCGATATTACCCGGTGGAGTAATAAAACTAGGAACAGCACTACCGGATACAGTAATACTGAAAGTCCTGTCTGCAATATTTCCATAATTATCAATAACTCTCACTACAAAAGTAGAAGAAGTCAACGAAGTTACTAACTCAAATATTCCTGTTATCAGTCCATTAGTATTCATTTTGAGACCAGTAGGTAAACTACCGCTGATTATAGTATATGAAACAATAGATACTGCTGGCAAATTAGGTGTAGCGGTTAGTTGGTACTCAAAGCTTGTCAAAGAGGGAAAATTACCCAATGAGCCGGCATTAGTTATCCAAGTGGGCTGTTGCATGTTAATCCTTAACTAAGTGCCTTAAGTGCTTCTTGGTAGTGTTGCTGTCTGTCAACTAATCCTATAGTACCCCCATTAATACGACGAGTTAATCCAACAAAGTCTCCCTTATCAGCATATATACTTAATTTGTTTACATCCCAAAACCATGCAGCACTCGCTACCGCGCCTTCTGCTGTTTCTAAATATATTATTGTATCTGCTAATGTCTTGTTGATTGCATTAGCAAACTTGGTATAATTTTGTCTTCCGGTAAGTTGTATCAATCCTCTACCACAAAATCTGTACCCATCACCTGAACTTTCTGGTCCATTACCCATTCTATTTGCATAAACTTTGTTAGCGATCTTTGCTGGATTTCTAGCATATGGTTTTGCAGATTCTAATGTAGGAAAATATTTGCGAAATACCTTGTTAAGCGATACTGCGCTATAGTTTAAACCTTCTTTAGTAAAATTGAATGAGCCAGATTCATGTGCCACTTGAGCTAAGAACGCAGCCATACGCTTTGGATTTTCAAAAAACCCAAAGTGCTCACCTACTACATTTAATGGATCAATATACTTAGATAATATCACAGTTTTAGTAGCAGGACAAATTTCTTTCATTAGCTCAAGTGTTACTTTGTTCATTATGGTCTACCTTGACCTCTATACTTCTTGAAGCTGCGGCGCTTATTCTTATTCATAGTTCCAAACTTAATATGACCTTGACCAATAGTGGTTCCTCCCTTAAGTCTGTTAGAAAATGAAATCTTGCCGTTTTTATTTGACGATCCTAGTACTTTTGCCATAATGTTTTCTCCTTATATAGTATTTATTATTCCATCCAGCCTTGATCTTTTGTTCGCTGCATAGATGGCATCGGTAATCTGTAAATGTTTAAAATCTCTGCGTAATCGCTAGTAACATCAATCTGATGGTGCATCTCTTCGTCAGAAAAAGCATAAAAATCTCCCTTGCTCAAAATCATAGACCAAGTGTTATCTGGTCCTGAAATTTTACATTCACCTTCTAATACTAGAGTATCGTGAAAGTTTGCCGGGAAATGCTCATGCAATTCTAATCCTTCTCCTTTTAAGAACTTGAAGTGCCAGCAATCTTTTCCATCAGATGAGTGATATCTAAATTGCATTAGGTGTAACTAAATTTAACCTGTCCGTTTGCGCCAGCACCACCATTTGCTGGTGTTGCTCCAAAC